AGAGCGTCAGATTCCGGTTCTGAAGGTCGTGCGTTTGAATCGCACCGGGGTCACATTGTAAAATCGTAATTGTCTTACTGTTAGATGATTACGATTTTCTGTTTTATACTGTTGCACAACATTCGCACAACATCTCGGTATGTGGAGAGATTTATTAATAAAATAAAAGCCCGTTTTTTAGACAGGCTTATATTAAAGGGAGGCTTTTTATGGCTACTTATCTAAAGAAAACTCATAGGTGATTTCGGTTATATCTTTATTGAATAAGTACATTGAACTAGTTAGGATTTTCCCTCCTAGTTTATTGTTGCCTCTAAATGTGAACTTAGTTTTATATCCATTAAATTCTCCTTTATATGCTTCTTCTTTTTTATCATATAAATTTTGTAGGCTATCTCTAATCTGCTCCAGTATCGGAATACTATCTGCCATTACTTTAGTCCTTGCTCCGTAAAGTAAAGGGAAGTCTTTATCTACTGAATACTCTGAGATTTTACTTTTGGTTTTTGAAATTTGATCATCAAGACTTTTAGCTTCTTCACTATGCATAAATAAGGTGAATACGGAATCAACTTTAGACATTTCTACAAACTCGTAACTATTCCAGTCATTCATCGTAGTTTTTAGTTTGGCTTCGATAAGCTCTCTTGCTTTGTCTTCATTTGATTTCCCACATGAACAAAGTGCAGTGATTGCACATACTAATAAAATGATCTTTTTCATAAGCTAGTTTTTAATTATCCGATTTTATTTGATTTTTCAAGATTACATTTTTGGCAAAGTAATTGTAAATTCTCAACGCTTGTATCCCCACCTTTAGAGAAAGGAATAATATGATCTAAGTGCAAATTTTCATTCGATCCACAATAAACGCATTTTCCTCCATCTCTATTCCAAACAGTATCTACAACATCTTTTGGTATTGGAGGACGTTTGTTTGCTTCTGGAAATATCTCGCCTTCATCTATAAGCTCTTGGAGAGCTAATTTTTCTATTTCTCTTTTCTTTTTCTTTTCTAGCAATTTAGCTTTTACTTTGTCTTTCTCGATCTGTTCTTTATTTCTTTCGTATCGAAGTTGTGTATTAGCTTCTCGCAACTCTTCCAATAAATTTTTGCTTTCAATTTGACTCATAGTGAGTTCTGAACTGCATTCATTATATTTTGCTCGGAAATATTTAGCTTCCGATACAGCTTTATCTAAGAAACCTACGTACTTCTTATTTTCTTCATTCTCTTTAAATACAGCATTATATTTGTTTAATAATTCATCAAATTCAATCTTTAACCTCTTGTATCTATTATAGTTATAGAAACTTTGCCATATCGGAAAAACAAATAAAGCTAATATTATTAATAATGTTATCATTATCCTATCTTCTTCTAGGTCTTTGTAATTCTATAACGTTAAATATCTGCTTTACTTCTGCTAGATCAATCACTCGGTCAGGATACATACTATTTAAAGAATGTATTGTGATTGTATGATTATCCATATTATGATCTATGATTCTCTTTACGAGTATTCCTTCTTCATGTACAATAACGAAATCCCATTTAGTATAATGCAGCTTTGATTCTACCCAATATTGGGAATATATTTCTCTACATAATAATCTGTCACCTTCTAAGTAACTTTCTTCGGTTCCGTCATTCATACTATCTCCCCTTACTTCAAAAGCTACATAGTTTCCTTTGGCTTCGTGGTCTATAATAAATGGTATGGTTGGGAGAGTTTCCATGTATGCGGCATCTTGATATCCGCATAGGTATCCTGCTTGTGCGTATTGGCTCACTAATGGTACGTTTATAATATGGCTTTGGTTAAGTGGTATTGCTTCTAGAACTTCTACTTTTTCTAAAGGAACCTCACTAAAAGGTTCACCTTTCTCTTCTAAAATCCAGTCCATGTTCCAATGAGGAAAACTCTTTTTTATTTTTTCAATTGTAGGTTTTCTAAAACTTTCTCCAACATTGTTTAAGTATCCATTTCCTAAACCGGAAATAGTATAAAATTGATTGGGGTTAAGTCCTTCTTTCTCAATGAGATAGAACATTCTTTCTTTTAAAGTCATATAGATATTCTAGTTTTAATTGTAGAATTTCTAGCGTATTAGTATTTCTTAACTAGAAATTCTATGCTAGATATAGAACTTCTAGTATCTTTGCAACATCAATCAATCAATCAACGCAAAGTAACAAAGATTGAGTGAGAAAAGCAAATTTTTTACATAACTAAAAATAGGTAAGACGATGAACGCATTTACATTTTTAACAGAAAACGGAAGATTCAATAACAGTGAGATAATGAAACACGCTCATGTTTTGAAAGCGTATCGTCGTATCTCTTTGAGTGAGGCCTTGAAACAAGCTTGGTTCTTGGCAAAGAGACAGCAGAGAGAATACAGAGAGATTGAAGAGGAAAAGAAGTCTTTCAAACCTGTATTCAATGCAAGCAAGGGAAATGTATTGAAAGCATTCTTTGCCGGAAATCATGCAGATTATGTAAATCGTGATAGTTCTTGGAAATAAGGTATAAATCCGCTAAAAGGTAGAGGATAATCCGGCATAAACGACTCTATACAATCAGGCCTGTGAATGAGTCAACACCAGCCGGGCGGATTTGAAAAAGCCCGTATCAACGTAGAGAATATTTGCTACGGGCACAATGGTAAACCGATGACTCCTAATTCGGGATGGGAGGCTTAACCCTCAAAAATGAAGCCGTGTTCAGGGCACGTTAAAGTAGCCTGCGCTAATAAGCATTATAGCCGAGGCGGAGTATAGCGTAATAGCCGACCAGCGATGATATGAGCGGAAGGAAGCAACGTGAGTAAGTTAATAAATGCCTCGAACGGTTATGCAGTGAAGATAGTAACTGATAACTCCGTTGAAAAGATCATAGAGAGATTATCGGGGCACTAACTAAAATATGACTATTATGGATAATATTATTAGAATTTCGATTGTATGCAGTACCGGAGCTGAAGTTTACCAAGTAGGCGATAGGACTCATGGAAAAGTAGTTTCAGAAATACAACGTATTCCTGGTTATGAAGATACGGATGGAATGTTTTTCCCAGGTAAATTTCTTGTAAAAGATGACAATGGCAATAATATTGCTGAAATAAGCGATATTGTACCGTATGTTATTGATTTTGGGTAAAAAATAAGTTTAAATAATTCCAGAGATAAACTTTTTGTTTGTCATGTTTTATTTTGTGTTTGTGTTTGTACAGTGTACGGTCTGCGAAGATAGTGCACTTTTTTAATAAGGGTGGTTAGCTTATCGGTTAGAGCTTTGTGTTGCGCAACCAATTATCACAATTGAGAGAGGTTCGATTCCTCTACCATCCACAATAATAATCAAATAATTAATCTTATGGCAAAAGGAATTAAAACAATAACAGGAGATTGGGTAAATTCTATCTCTAAATTGAAATTAGGAGAAGTAGTTAGAATACCTGATGAAAGCTATGATTGTGTTATGAGTTCGGCTCGTTATCGGTTAAAAAGAAAATATAAGGTACTGATAGAAAGAGAGGGTGAAAAGGAAGTCATTAAAGGATTTAAGTACTTTAAAATAAAAAGGACTGCATAATGGAACCTTTATCGCAATGTGAGTATCAAGTAGCTAATGAAGTAGCCAAAGGGCAAACCCCAGATGAAATTGCCGATTTGCTCAAAAAGTCAGTTTGGACCATAAAGGCACAGATTAGGGATATTCATAAGAAGTTAGGCATTAACAATAACGTAGAGCTTACTTTATTCCTGTTATGTGATAGGACTAAAAGAAACTTTGATTTGAAGGAGATTAGGAAGCACGGTATTGAGTTATTCTTCTCTGTGTGGTTTTTGGTAATTGCTGTAACACCGGATTATCAAATGGACATGAGACGTTGCAGGGTACGATCTAATGCAAGGACTTCTGTACGAGCAACTAGAAATAGAAAGGACTGTGATTCATTTTATATCGTCTAGTATTAACTAAAAAATAATGTTCTATGAAAACTATTCATAAAATTCAAAATGCTATTGCTGTCATTGCTCTTGCTATGGTGACCCACCTAGCATTGCAAATCGAAATGACTAGAAACGAAACAATATCATGTATTATAATGCTATTGTTAACTGTGTTCATGCTTTTAGAGAGAAGTTCAAAAGAGGTGCATCAAAAAGAATAGGGGGATAGATATGAGTATTCAAGAGATCATGAGTCTTGGGGGGAGTAAGATATCGGCTAATGTGAATTTTGAAGATTTAAAAGCATTCGCAGATTATCTCATTCAAAAAACAAAAGAAGAAGTTGAAGAATCTATTTTGGCTAAGAAAAAAGAGACTTTCGTAAAGCCCAAAGATGCTTGTAAACAGTTACAGGTTGATCGGTCAACTTTGTGGAGATGGGCTAAGACAGGTTATTTAATTCCCGCAGAAGTCGGTGGAAAAAGACTATATAAACAATCTGAAATAGATATTATATTACGCAAATAATTTATTGTTTAATCCTAATCCCGGAGTAAAGGACTCCGTGCGGTATCCAGTCCGCTATTTAAGTTTTGAATTATCCCGGTGTCCGTTGGTTCGGTATCCGGGAACTATTTACCACTTTAAATAATATAAGATATGAAGGAATGGAATGATAATTGTCTTGAACTTTACGATAAGATAAGGCAAGTTCCAGACAATGCTAAAAAAACAATTTCAGCAGGTCGTTTAAAAGGAAAGACAGATATCAATCCTATGTGGAGAATTAAAACTCTAACAGAACAGTTTGGCCCTTGCGGATTTGGTTGGCGTTATGAGATTATAAAAATGTGGAATGAACAAGGTGCAAATGGAGAAATATCAAGCTTTGTGCATATCAACCTTTTCGTCAAATATAATGGGGAGTGGAGTGAAGGAATACAGGGGGTTGGAGGAGCTTCATTTGTTGCTAACGAAAAGAATGGAGCATATACGTCAGACGAATGTTATAAAATGGCTTTAACTGACGCTATATCTGTTTCTTGCAAGGCTTTGGGTATGGCTGCTGATGTGTATTGGGACAATGATTCTACCAAATATAATAAATCACAAATAGAAAATGATAATCGCAAAGTTTTAAACGCATCTCTTCTCGGAAGAGAAGATTTGATGAAATGGATTTATAGGAATGAATCTTTTGCAAGAGAAAATAAACAACGTTTTTCTATAATTAATTTGATAGAGAAGAATTATAGATGTACGAATGATGACATAAATAAGATTTCCGAAAATTATTATCAATATAAAGTAAATCATAATCTGCAATGAGTAATAAACTAATAATCAACAAAATCCCATCTTCCAAGACGGAACAGAAAGAAATGGCTAATGCTTTTATTTCCAAAGTTATTGATGGTGATATAAATCCGATTGATGCAGTGGTTCAGATGAAAAGTATTTCTGAAACAATAAATACGTTTTTAAAGGATGAAAACATAAAGGATGCAGTAATACAAGAATGCGAGAAATATGGGAAAGGTGAGTCTCCCGGCTATTTAGGTGCAGTAATCCAAATAAAGGAAACTGGTGTTACATATGATTTTTCCTTTTGCAATGATCCTGTATATAATCGTCTTATTAAACAGAGGGAAGAAATAAACCAGCAATGTAAAGACAGGGAGACTTTTTTAAAAGCAATTTCTAAGCCTAAAACTGAAATTGACGAAGATAGTGGAGAAGTTTTTACCTTAAATCCTCCATGTAAACAAAGTACAACATCGTATAGTATAACATTTAAAAAGTAAGTAATATGAGTAGTTTATTTGGTAGCATATGCCTCTCGGAAATTCCCCGTGAGCAGATGAAAAAAGTAATGTGTAAAGATGGTAAAGAGCGTATTTTCCTGAATATATGGGTAGGAGAGCGTAAGGAACCTGCTACATTTGGAAGTAACACTTACACGCACTATGTATCCTGTTCTCCTAAAAAGGAAAAAAGAAAAGATGGGGTAAATTACTTCTTGGGTGACTTGCAAACTCATAATCCACAACCAAGTGCTCCAAGTATGGAACAGGTTGATTCAGCTCCCAGTGTTTCACCTGATGACGACCTTCCTTTTTGACCTATGTTAGCAATGCGGTTATGTGCCTTATCAGTGATGGCGATAGCTATTCTGATAAATTTTAAAGGAAAGCGTGATGACAAATATCTCATATCAGGAATCTATATGATAGTATCTTGGTTAATGATGATTTATAGTAAATTATAAATCATGCTATACGATCTTTCTAATCCATTGCAAGCGGAACAGTTTAAATCTCGTTCCGCTTTGCTTGTTAAAAACGGAAAAATAGTAGAACTTACAGAGAAGAAGCCTAAAAGAAGCCTGCAAAGCAATAAATATTTGCATGTGATTTTAGGCTACTTCGCATGTGAGACTGGAAACACGCTGGAGTGGGTGAAGCAACAGTATTATAAAAAGCTCGTTAATCCGTCCATTTTCATTCGTGAGAAAGACGACAAGTATTTGGGGAGAATAAAAATATTGCGTAGCTCTGCTGATTTGGATAGTGCCGAATTTGCTTTAACTATTGACCGCTTTCGTAATTGGGCGAGTGCGCAATGCGGTATATACCTTCCTAGTCCCGACGAAGATAGGTTGATACAGTTAATGGAAATAGAGATTGAAAGAAACAAAGAGTTTGTATAATTCCAAATAGCTGTTATTTGGAAGTTTTGAAATAAAAGTTATGCGAAATGCGTAGAACTAAAGTAATCCATGTCTACCTGATCTTCGAAAAGCGGAACTATTACTTCAGCTCGGTAACGGGTATCTTTCGCCATTTATCCGAAGATCAGATAGGAGTTAAGCAAAGTACATTATCTCATAATATGGAAAGCACTATCGTAACCGGTAGGGCTATAATCCGCAAGAGTGAGCTATTGAGATAGCTTTGTTAACCTTTTTACCCCAGCCTGCTTGTCTGTGAAGATTGGCGGGCGAACAAGGTGGTATGGCGGAATTGGTAGACGTTACATTGCGGTAGATGGTACTGGACAGGACGCCGAGGAGGCTCTCGACAGATCAGTCGCTAAACCCATCGTTGCAGGTTCGAATCCTGCTACCACCACATGAAAATAACAATCACCAAGCAAGAATACCAGACGATAGTCCGGTGCTTGAAAACGTCAGAAATCCTCATTAGGGGATATAATTTGAGAGATGAAGATATGATTCGTAAAACTAGAAAGAAACTCCAAAGGAGTAAGGAGAAAGGTTGATATGACATTCGAAGAAATGAAAGCCCAGTACTGCGGTAAGAATATCCGCAAGAAGCCAAAACATGAAGAGGATGATTTGCAAAGAGCTTGTGTTTGCTGGTTCGATTTACAATATCCTCAATATAGGCTAAGGTTGCATCATTCTCCTAATGGCGGTAAACGGAATGCTATCGAAGCTGTAAAGTTTAAACAGATGGGAGTACGTGCCGGTTTCCCTGACTTACTTCTGTTGATCCCTAACAAGTATTATCCTTTTATGGGAATTGAATTAAAGACTAAGACAGGAAGACAAAGCGACCACCAAAAAGCCTATCAAAAGGAATTTGATAGTATAGGAGCGAAGTATGTTGTCTGCCGGTCTTTGGAGGAATTTATAGAAGTTGTGAATGGTTACTTAGCAGAAAAATAAGATTTTCATTTGGTATTTTGAAATTTGAGTGTATCTTTGCGGTGTTCATGCCAACGAACAGACATATACTCATTACTATTAGCGGTGTTTTTTATACCCTAATGTAAGTTATATCCGAAAGATATAAGCCGTTAGTTTCCCTCACGGAACTGCTAATCGTAATGGTTGCTGTTTTGTTCGTTGGCGCGAATGGGAAGTCTAACGGCTTTCTTTATATACATAACTCAAATTTCAGCGTGAAAATGCCAACGAACAATGAAATCAGAGTTAAGGCGAATAATAGTAACCATAAGTCTGCGTTAGTTGCTAACGTAAAAGCAACATCCGTACTATTAATGTTAGTCCTCACTTTCATTAATCCCTTCTTATTTGTCGTACCGTTTATCGTGTGTTTTCTTTCAGCAAAGAAAGGAGGTTTGCTATGATACCCAACAAGCAATACGATCTTTCAGAGCTGAATAAGTTCTTCAATGAAGTAGGAACTCCTAAACAAATCGCTTCTGAGCTAGTAAATCTTCTATTTAATTACGCTTCTTGCGTTGACGAAGACAATCTAGAAGTTTTTAAAGCAGATGTAGGGACGATATACGTGTTATACAACGAGTTAACGAAAATAGAAGAATAATCTAAAAATGGCGGAATGAAATACTTCCGCCTATATCGCTATTGTCTAACATTTAATCATGACAATATGAAATCAATTAAAGAAGTAATTAAGGAGATAGAGCACATTCCGAAATGCCCTAGAAGTGGAGAAATTAACCTTTACTACCTAATAAAATTACATATCAAAAAGGGAGGTAAGGCAGCATGAGAGATAGTTTTATTTTCTACAGAAGTTTTTACGAGGCAATCAAAGATTTGCCGAGAGATATTCAGGGTGAGATTTACACGGCTATAATGGAGTATAGCCTATATGGTAAGGAAACTGATAATCTAAAGCCGGTTGCTCGTAGTATCTTCACATTGATAAAACCTCAAATTGATGTGAATAACAAACGATTTGATAATGGTTGTAAAGGTGGTCGACCTTTAAAGAAAGAAACCAAAGAAAAACCAAGCAATAACCAAAAAGAAACCAAAGAAAAACCTAATAAGAATTATAATGTAAATGATAATAATAATGATAATAAAGAATCTACTAACGTAGATAAGAAAGAAAGACCTCCTAAATCCGATTATGAACGATTCAATGAATGGCTCAAAGAACATACACCTAATGTTCTTAAACTTCAAAGACAAATAACCGAAGAGGAATTTCTCAAATTAAAAAAGAAGTATTCATATGATCAGATAGTAGATATACTTCAAAGTATGGAAAATTACAAGGATGCTCCTAAAAAGTATACCAGTGTATATCTGACATTTCTAAAATGGGCAAAGAAAGAATATGGAAGTTAACATACAATTACGTGATGAAGATGCCGAAAAGTTAGTTCTCGGTACGATAATATCAAGAAGAGACGCATTGGAGGAAGTTAGAGAATTGCTAAGTAATGAATGCTTTTATAATTCATTTCATCAAGACATATACAAGGCTATTATTCAAATAGCATCTACTGGAGACAGACCGGATATGATTACTGTCAAGAATAAACTTGTAGCCAATGGCGTAGAGTTTGAATTGGTTGCATTTATGACTTTGGCGTCCAATATGACATTTGATTTACAGCAATATGCAGCACGACTTCATGATCTAGCTATCAGGCGAAAGTTTTATGAAATTGGGCAATATCTTGTCTCAAACTCATATACTGAATCTGAGGATATATTGGATGTGACCAATACTGTATCTGATCAGTTGTCATCGTTGTTCAAATCAAGTAGTAGTGTAATATCTACGATTAATGAAGGTCTTGAAAATGTATATCACATGATAAATGAGAATTTATCTGGAAGTAAGCCGCTAACTGGCACTCCTACCGGATTCGATAAAATAGATAATAAGTCGGGAGGATTGCAAAAATCAGACTTGATCATCATTGCAGGAGAGACGTCACAAGGAAAGACTTCGCTAGCGGTGTCTATAATGCGGAATGCGGCATGTTTAGGCACTAAGATAGCCATGTATTCGATGGAGATGAAAAAAGAGCAAATAACGGCTCGTATTCTTTCAATGGAAAGTGGAGTCCCAGCGAATGAGATCATGTATTCCAGATTGTCCGAGTCACAATTGCAATCTGTAGACAAGGGAATTGGTAAAGTTTCTGGTAAGGGAATATATTTCGATGACCGTAGTACCTCTAACATAGATACAATCCTTTCATCTATTCGGTATATGAAGTTAAAATTCGGGATAGACGGTGCTATTGTTGATTACTTGCAGATTCTTAATGTAAACATGAAGGGAGCTAATAAAGAGCAGCAGATGGGAGATGTAGCACGACGACTGAAGAATCTTGCTAAAGAGCTTGACATTTGGATTATCGCTTTATCCCAACTAAACAGGGATAATATGAATCCGGTCCCATCTCTTGCAAGGTTGCGGGATAGTGGGCAGATAGCAGAAGCAGCAGATGTAGTTATGTTAGTCTACCGCCCTGAAGTAAAAGGTAAATCATATCCGGGAGATTTTTCTAGTGTAGACACAAGAGGAACGGCAATGATAGACATAGCTAAAGGGCGCAATATAGGTTTACTTAAGTTCATTTGTGGTTTTAATGCTTGTACTACATGCTTTTATGAATTGGAAAGCGTACCTGTTTTAAGTTACAACATAAGCAACGAGGAAGATGGTCCGGCTTTTTAACGTCATAGAACTAAAAGGATCGTCCCGGAGATGATACTGCTCGGTCAATTTCAGGGGACATGTTTTTTAGAAAGTAATAATTCAAAATAAGATAGAAATGAAAAAAAGGATTAGAAAAAAGATGCTTTCCGACCCAAGCAGATATAAGCTACATCAATATGTAAGATATGCGCATCAATGGGCAAGCTCTATTGATTACAACTGCAAGTTATATGTGATTTTAGAGAGTGGCAAAATTGTAAGAGTCGATTAATTCAAAACAAGAAAGAAAATGAAGCAAATGTATAAAGTCCTATTCTCTTATAAAGAAGACAGCCCGTCAGGTGGAAACACGCAATTTTCTGGATATAAAACAGAAACCAAACTATACGATGCTGAAAACGCGGAAGAGCTTCAAGTAAAGATTGATAAGTTCTTAGCTGATAATAAATGCGGTTATAGAACTCACATAATAGTGCGTGATATAACTAAATTATAATTCAATACAATAAAAATATGAGTGAAATCGAAATTCTAAAAGATCAGATAAAGAGCTTACAAGCTGCTCTTGTTGCAAAGGAAGAAACTCACAAAATAGAGATTTGTAAGTTAATAGAAATAGATTTGAATGATACCGTTAGTGTAGAGCTCACAGAATGGGGAGCCACATATCTTAATGCGATGAATACATTTAAGGAAATGACTACCCCGCAGGAATGTCATTATAAAACTGACTATAAAGCAGGTGATGTTTATAAAAAACAATTTTGGCAGTTGATATTAGAGTTCAAAGATGGGATTAAGTTTGATAAAGAGAAGGCTTTTAATAAGTTGGCAAAAGTAATTAACTAATGATTAAAAATGAAGTAATTATGAAAGAAGATTTCTTGAAAGTAGTATATCAACTACTCAAACGTCAATTTGACGGTATCAACAAAAGTAGTTGGATATGGATTGATTTATTTAGTGATGAAGAATCTGGTTTTGCCTACTTCAAAGAGCAAATTGAGAATGATGAAGATTTTGCCTGTCTTAAAGATGATACCTATTATTTAGGTGAAGAATTAGGCGAGCTTGCTTATGATATATCCTCTGAAGTTGCTTCAAAATTGCGAGGAAACGATTTTTTGCATCTGTGTGAACAATGTATGTTAGAACGATAAATAAAAAAAGTAATGAAAGTACTTAGTTTATTTGACGGCATGAGTTGTGGGCAAATAGCCTTAAAACAGCTTGGTATTATCCCGGAAAAGTACTACGCATCCGAGGTAGACAAGCATGCCATCAAGCAGACACAACTGAACTTCCCGAACACAATTCAGCTCGGAGATGTCAACCGGGTAGATGTATCTCAGTTGGAGCCTATTGACTTGTTGATAGGTGGCAGCCCTTGTCAGTCATTCTCTTTTGCCGGAAAACGTGTCGGGATGTCCACTGCCGACAAAGAGGAGATATACACCCTAAATCGCTACCTGGAATTAAAAGAGGAAGGCTTTCAATTCGAAGGAGAGTCTTATCTGTTTTGGGAGTATATGCGTATCCTAACCGATATTCGTAAATACAATCCGAATGTGCTGTTCTTGTTGGAAAACGTAGAAATGGGTAAGAAATGGGAAAGGGTATTAAGCGAGGCTATCGGTGTATATGGTGTGCATATCAATTTCGCCTTGGTATCAGCACAGAATCGGAGGCGCATATATTGGACGAATATCCGGACGAGGAGAAATGGACTGTTTGGTGAGCTGCATTCGGACATACCGCAGCCTGTGGATAAAGGAGTCTTGTTGAAAGATATACTTGAAGATGAAGTGGACGAGAAATATTATTTGAGTGATAAAGCAATTTCGGGCATAATGAATCACAAACAAAGACATACGGAAAAAGGGAACGGGTTTGGAGCGCAATTCCCAACTGTAAAGAGTAATACTTTACTGGCGAGATGCTATAAAGATGGAAAGGAAAATTTGATATGTGTCGCTCAGCGTAGACGAGAATGGTGTTGCTTGACTCCAAAGCGTACCGAATATGGCAAAAAGATCCGTAAGGACTATGAAGCCGGTAAGATAAAGGAAAAAAGGAGGAATGTGCAGCAATTAGAGCCGCGTTTTGACGAAAAGACAAATTGTTTGACAACTGTTCAGAAAGACAATTTAATAGTGGAAGATGTTAGAGTCAAAGGATTCTCGTATACAGATAGGGGAATACGTCCTCATAGGGGAGACTACAGAAAATCCGGAGTAAGCGAATACGGTACAATTTTATATACTGACCGCATCCGCAGACTAACGCCTACCGAATGCGCCCGATTGCAAACGATCCCCAATTGGTATAAATGGGAGTGTTCCGACACGCAGCAGTACCGAATGCTCGGCAATGGATGGACAGTAGATGTAATCGTCCACATCCTGTCTTTTATGAAAGAAAAATTGAATATTAACGTAGCCCGAAAAGGCTCAAAACAAATAAGATATGAGCATAAAGATTGATAAGAGTGCGTATGAGAAACTAATCAAAGAGGATTTAGACTTTCTCAATAAACATTGTCCGAATAGTTTAGAATTAGACCATATTAAGTTAATTGTTTGTAGTTCTATTGATTGGCATTATCCGGAAAAGACTAAAAGTATGTGTCTTAAAGATAAAACAAAGGAATGCAACTTGTGCCACGAATGCGATGTATATGTTCTTAATCCGAGTTATTAATGACGTAAAACAAGATAGAAATGAAAAAAAGGATTAGAAAAAAGATGCTTTCCGACCCAAGCAGATATAAGCTACATCAATATGTAAGATATGCGCATCAATGGGCAAGCTCTATTGATTACAACTGCAAGTTATATGTGATTTTAGAGAGTGGCAAAATTGTAAGAGTCGATTAATTCAAAACAAGATAAGAATGAATCAATTCGAGATGTTCCTCGGATTGATATTTAAAAAGGAACTTGCAAATCTTAGAAGTATTTTCAAGGATTTACATAAAGCTAAATAAAAAGAATTGATATGGGGAAAAAAATGATAAATGTTAGGTTTGACGAACGAACAGTGATGCTACTAAACGAGTTGTCGGACATCACAAAAACGAGTATCTCTGTAATAGTTCGAGGAATGGTATACCGCAGTATTGAGGAACTAATAGACAAATCCGGGAACTGGAGTTTGCAGAATGAGAAAAACAAAGAAAGGGAAGGTTAATGGCAAGGTCATGGATATGATAGCGCACAACTATGATAAGTTAAAACAACTGTGCGGTTATCGTACCTCCGGACTGTATTGTTCCAAAAGCTATGAAGATATCTTTCAGGACACTATTTTATTCGTCTCACAGGACGAGAAAGCCTCTACTCTGTCATCTGACAAAGAATTGATGAATTATTTCTGTTACCGATTCCGGATGATAGAGTATCAGGCTATCAACGATAATAAACAATTAAAAGAAATACCTTATGCCGACTATCTACAAACCAAGAAAGAAGACACAGAAGAACGATAATTATTATGACGCAGAGCGCAGGAGAGTGTATAACTCTGACCGCTGGCGTCGTCTACGTGCATGGAAATTCGCTTGTAATCCTCTATGCGAAATATGCCTGAAGGAAGACAAAACAGTTCCTGCCGAAGATATCCACCACATAACTTCGTTTATGAGTACGGATGATCCGGAACAAAGGTTATTCCTAGCCTATGACTTCGATAACTTGATGAGCTTATGTAAACAATGTCATCAAAATATCCATAACAAAAAAGGGAGTAGCTATTAGCTGCTCCCTAACCTTTGCACGGCTCACAGGCAAAGGCAGTGTCAGATAACAGTTGTATTAACCAACTGAAAGTGAACCGATTTTATTCCCAATATCCTTTAAGGCACGATTAAAGATTTCAAGTTCTTTCTCATTCAGAGTATATACTTGACCTCGGACTTTATACCCGTTAATACGTTGATATAACCAAGCTCGACTCTTGCCAAAGTAATTCTTTGCAATATACGACACGGGTATTAAGTCTACAATATCATTCATCTGTTCCCGTATTGTGAGCTTTCGTTCTATTGCTTTGACATTATCAGTGATAGTATCAAGAGCCTTATCTAAGTGCTTTCTAATGGCTTCTTTCTCTTCCGGCTTGGTGTATAAAGCCTTCATCTCGTACAAGTGTGCATCAAGTTCATCTCCATGCAAACTATCCATCTTTAACAAGTCTTCTTCTAATGTTCTCATATCATTATTTGAGTTATGCTCCTCCGAAGAGGAGCGATTACTACTTCTTTAATTTCTCTTTTCTTTCAAGGAGTTCTGATATCCTTTCGAGTATCGCATCAGTACGTTCTTCATCATCTTCTTTTCCAATATCCAGTATAAGTACCTTGCGTTTCCATTCTCTAAGGTTTTGTTTCTCCTTCTCTATTTCGAACTCAATCTGTTCTAGTTCATTCAGTTCTCTCATGACGTTGTTTTAAAAGGTTAATACTTTGTTTATCTGACACTACAAAGATACATAATCATTTGTATATGTACAAATGATTATGACGATATTTGTATTTGAATCGAATAAATAGGGATTTCCCTACGAAAAGGTCTCGCATTGTTAATATTAAGTTAATTTTAACAATAAATTCATCAAAAGGGGGTATGGGGTCAAATTTGAGCGATTGAGACCTTCGAAAGCTCGCCTAACCCTTCTTCACACGCACGGCACTTTTTGAAAAAAGCCAAAGTGTTTCGTTCTGTTAATTGCCATTTTTTGTATGACATTTCTATGGTTTTTAGATAAAAATGAATCAGAATCATGGAAAAAAAGAAGAAAATCAGCTTTAAAGTGCCCGATAGTATCAAACATGATGAGGCACGCAAACTTATTACCGGTCTTGTCAAGCAATTAAATGAGAAGGAAATGCTTGAACTCTCCGATATTCCACAACTTCACCGTATGGCTACGGCTTATGATATGTATCTTAGCTGTGTAGACGTATTGAGCCAGCAGGGGCTTACTATGAAAAACCTGAAAGGAGAAATGGTCAAACGCCCAGAGGCCAATTTACTGAAAGAAAGCTGGAGTCAATATCTTGAATTGGCAAAAGAATATGGACTAACCGCAAAAAGCAAAGGACAAATCAAAGCCATGAATGCAGGAGATAATGAAGAATCTCCACTTGAGACGTATCTGAAAGGCAAGAAAGAAACTCGTTAATGCAGACAAAGACTTACTATAAATACGCTCAAGACGTTATAGGCGGGAAAGTCGTATCCGGTAAGTTTATTCAGCTTGCTGCTGAACGTTTTTTCTCCATGATGGAGGATGATCGATACGAATTCAAGGAGAAAAAAGCAGATGAGGTCATAGAATTCTTCTCTATTCTTCAGCATTTCACTGGACGCCATGCCGGTAAGTCGTTCATCCTACAACCGTGGCAGCAATTTGTAATAGCAGCTATCTATGGATTCTATATAAAGGAGACGGGGGAACGACTTGTGAAGTATGTCTACATAGAGATTGCACGAAAGAACGGAAAGACGGCTTTTGCCGCCGGACTATCTTTGTATCATCTAATCGCTGATGGAGAAATGGATGCAGAGGTGGATCTTGCAGCCAACTCTAAAGAACAGGCTAAAATTGCTTTCAAGTTCTGTTCTCAATTCGCAAAAGGGATTGACCCGAAAGGAAAAGACCTTGTTTCCTATCGCGATAAAGTGAAGTTCGAAAAGATGCTGTCTTTGTTACAGGTGTTTGCAGCAGACGATTCAAAATTGGACGGTTTTAATGCATCTATGTATCTGATAGACGAATACCATGCCGCTAAGAATACTGGGTTGAAAGATGTACTACAGTCATCGCAGGGTATGCGTGATAACCCAATGGCGGTTATTATCACTACGGCCGGATTCGATAAATTAGGTCCATGTTACCAATACCGTGAAATGTGTACGGAAGTATTGTCTGGGCTAAAAGAAAATGATGCACTCTTTGCTGCTATCTTTTCTCCTGATGAGGGAGATGATTGGAAAGATCCGGAGACTTGGCAGAAGAGCAACCCCAATCTGGGGATTACGGTTAAACCGCAATATTTGCAGACTCAAGTACAGTCCGCAAATAATGCACCATCCGAAGAAGTCGGCATTAAAACAAAGAACTTCAATATTTGGTGTGATTCTGAAACTGTTTGGATTCCGGATCACTATATTTTACAGACTTCCGCAAGTCTTGAATTTGAGCAATTCCGAGGTATGGATTGTTATGCCGGCATTGACTTATCAAGCACTAGCGACCTCACTTGCGCCGATTTTATGTTTCCTACAGCAGATAAATACTATTTCAAAACTTTGTACTACTTACCGGAAGCGGCTTTACAGGAAAAACGATTCAAGGACTTATACGGAGAATGGCGCAGACAGGGATTGATTACTATTACTCCGGGAAATGTAACAGACTACGATTATATCCTCAACGATCTTATGCGGGTTCGAGATATAGTTTATATTCAGAAAATAGCGTATGATGCCTGGAATGCGACGCAGTTCGTTATTAATGCCGAAGAAAAAGGCCTGCCTATGGAACCATTCAGCCAGGCACTCGGAAATTTCAACCGCCCTACTAAAGAGCTGGAGCGCTTGCTATTGTCCGGCAAGGCGGTAATAGACAACAATCAGATAAACCGTCATTGCTTCCGTAATGTCGTTATGGCGAGAGATAAAAACGGCAATACTAAACCATCCAAGCAATTTGAAGAAAAGAAAATCGACGGGGTTATAGCTAAGCTGGAAGCACTCGGAATCTATCTCGTTTCACCTCGATACGGAGAATTCTATTGATTTGTATGACAATTTTTTGGTTAGGTGCAAAAGTGTACTTTATATGAAAATACCATTTACGAATTTCGAAATAAGAAAAGCGTCTAAAGCGGAAACATCCCGTTTGACAGCATGGAGCTATACCGGAGCTCATCCGATCCTTTCCAGTCGGAAAAAACCAATGCTTCTATCTACGGTTTACAGATGTGTTGATCTCATATCGGACAGTGTAGCAGTTCTTCCGCTGAAGACCTACCAGATTGACGAGGAAGGATTTAAGAAGGAATTCAAGCAACATCCGGCATATATGCTGTTGAATATGGAACCTAATGAAGATATGACCCGATATGTCTTCTTTAAAACACTCATGTCTTCAGTTCTTCTTACCGGAAACGGCTATGCTTATATCGAAAGGGATTATCAGTTAAATGTACTTCAATTGATTTATATTCCTTCCAGCCAAGTGACAATCGTTTATATCACTGATAAGAACGGTATCATGCGTAAACGATATCAGGTAGTCGGATTCAGGGAACTGGTGGACCCTAAAGATATGATTCATGTACTTAACTTCTCCTACGATGGCATTATCGGAGTATCCACGTTAACGCACGCCCGTCAGACTATTGATATCGCTACCAGTACAGAGGAACATGCGGCCGGATTCTTTAGCTCCGGAGGTTCTTTATCTGGCATACTGACTGTGGAAGGAAACAGAATGGATAAAACTCAAAAGGATCAAATTTATGAGACGTGGAATGAGCGGATGAAACAGCATCCAAACGGCATAGCTGTTTTAGAGGGGAATATGAAGTATCAGCCTATATCCATTAGTCCCAAAGACAGCCAGTTTATAGAAAGCCGTATGTTTAATGTCATAGATATATGCCGTTTCTTCTCAGTCTCCCCTATAAAAGTATTTGACTTGTCAAAAGCGAGCTATTCAACTGTTGAGGCTACGCAGCTACAATATTTGACGGACACTGTGTTAGCTGTCATAACTAAAATCGAGCAGGAGATTAACAGAAAAGTATTCCTCAAATCGGAACGGGGTAATGTTATTGCGGAATTCGACACTTCAGCCATATTGCGTACCGATAAAGCCGCGCAAGCCTCATTCTACAAAGAATTATCCTATGTAGCAGGAATCACACCGAACGAAACACGAAGAGAGTTGGGGTATCCTCGTTTGGATGGTGGAGATAAGGCATTCGTACAAGTAAATATGCAGACATTAGACAATGCCGTGAAAGAAAAAGTAGAAAATGCTAAAAATAATCCCGATTTGTATGACAACTCTGTGGTTAGTAAATAAAAAGTTGAATCATGGACAATAAAAAAGAAATCAGAAATACTCCCTTCCAGGTACAAGTGACCGGAGAAGATGAGGAAAAACGTACCATTGAAGGTTACGCATTGCTTTTTGACACCCCATCAGACGGATTATCCTTCACGGAAGTCATCCAACGCGGTGCGCTTGACGGAGTTTTGGCAAAAAGTGATGTTTTTGCGCTCTTGAATCACGATCAAAGCCGTGGCATTCTTGCAAGATGCAAAAATGGACAGGGGTCTTTGGTACTTTCAGTTGACGATAAGGGGCTGAAGTTCCGTTTTGAAGCTCCTAAGACGGCTTTAGGTGACGAGTTACGTGAAAATATCCGTCGTGGAGAAATCGAAGAATGTTCTTTCTGCTTCGATGTAGAAAAGGATACATGGGAAAAACAAAAAAATGGCAGTTGGAAACGATCGATTGAGAAAATAGATAATCTCTATGACATTGCTCCGGTCTATAATGGCGCATACAGTAAAACTTCGGTTTATATGCGCGGCAAAGAATTAGCAGAAGAGGAATTGCGAAAAAAGGAACAGGATATCCCTGAGTCCTACTATCAAAATATCGAAAATTCATTAAACATTTAATTTATTATTTTATGGCTAAAGAAAAGAGTATCACAGATTTGAAGGATGAGAAGAGGCAACTATCTATTCGTTCGAAAGAAATCATCGGGAAAGCAAAAGGTGAAAAACGTCAGTTTTCCCAAGAAGAAAATGAAGAGTTAGGCACCAATCAAGCTCGCATGGCTGAAATCAACCTTGAAATCGAAGAGAGAGAGGAGGAAAATCGTAGTAAACGCCCTGTAAGAACGGTAACTGCCGGTAGCGGTAACTTCTCTCTTCGTCGTGCCATCGCTAACTTGGTAGATGGGTCCGGACAGAATGACGCAGATGCGGGTATTATTGAAGAGGCTACCGCATATCACAACATGTCGGGTGCCCAGCAAGCAGGCAAACGAAGTATTGTTGTGCCGATGAACCTAGAAAAACGTGCGGCATTTACTGCGGCTACCGAAGCGGCTACAGGCGTAGTTATTGATGAAGATCAACAAGAAATGCTGCTGCCGCTGCAATCTTCACTTGTGCTAGCCCGTGCTGGTGCTCGTTTTATGACAGGATTGCAAGGTAACATCTACTGGCCCGAGTTCTCCGGTGCAAATGTCTTTTGGGAAGGCGAAAACGCTCCGGCCAAGGATGGTGCAGGTGAATTCGATAAAGGGGATACGTTCAAACCGATACGTTTGACGGCGTACGTAGATATATCAAAGCAGTTGCTCGTCCAGGAGAATACTTCCGTAGAGGCCTATATTCGTCAAGCTATCGCTGTAGCTATTGCACAAAAGATAGAACAGACTGCGTTCAGTAAAAACAAGAACGTTGCTAACACACCGGACGGTATGTTCCATACCCTTAACGAAGATATTAAGGGAGACATGACATGGGCGCAGATTGTAGCTATGGAAACAAATGCGGACACTCAGAATGCATTATTTGGCAACCTGTCTTATGTTCTGCACCCGTCACTTGTGGGAAAAGCTAAAACCAAAGTGAAGGACGCTTCTGGCGCAGGCGGATTTATCTTTGCCGGCAATGGGGACGGACAACTGAACGGTTATCGCGCATTGCGTACGAATAATCTGCCGAAAGAATTAGGAGATACAGCTGATGAGTTTGGTATCGTATTCGGTAACTGGGCGGACTACTTCCTGGGACAATGGGGCGGCATTGAGTTACTGGTAGATCCGTATACGCAGGCTTTGAGTGGTACAGTTAGACTGATAACCAATTCCTACTGGAATATGGGATTTATCCGCAAAGAATCATTTACTATCGCATCATTGAAATAATTATGGCATACGTCGAACTACAACTGGCAAAGAAACATCTGAACGTAGAGGAGTCCTTTACGGAAGATGACGAATACATTATCGGGCTTATAGAAGCCTCTGAAACTGTTGTAGAGAAAGATGTATGTGAGAAACTGGATACGCTGACGCAGGAGAACAAAGGTAAATTACCTGCGCCTCTTCGTCAGTGTATTCTCCTGATGGTCGGACAGTTTTATGCTAATCGTGAACCGGTTGCTTTTGCACAGTCGGCGGAAGTACCCCTGTCTTACAGATATCTCGTATCACTTTATCGGAATTATGCCAAATGAGAGCGGGTCTGCTGAAATATCAGCTTGTATTTGAGATTCCTGTCGAAGTAAAGTCTTCGACAGGAGCTGTCAGCAAGGAATATAAAGAAGTATTCCGATGCCGGGCACAGCGCAAGAAACAGACTCTTCTTTCCGTAGAAGAGAATGCGTATGAACAGTTTGTCGGGCATACAACAGTAATGCAAGTACGTAGTTATCCGCAGATCAAATATGGTTGCCGTGTAAGATACGCAGATTGTATCTGGGAGATAAAGATGATAGAACCTGCAGCCAACGAATTGACTTTAACGCTTAAAAAGATCGATGTATGATTCAGGTAACGACGATCGACAGAGAGAATATTCAATATCTGATCCGGAATCTGGAAGACTTCGAAAAAGATAAGGCGGTGAAAAGCGGCCTACGTGCAGCAGTGAATGTATTTCGCGTGAAAGGTAGAAGCAATCTACGCACAAGGTTATTACATCACGGCAAGCAGACTAATCACCTGATGAATTCTTTCACTACTCGGGTAAAACGTAATAAACTGGGAGCATTGGCAGGGTTTGATCGTCCAGGCGGCAATCATTCTCATCTTGTAGATCAAGGGACCAAGAAACGCTATACCAATACCGGTAAAAGCCGAGGATCTATGCCTGGTAACAGATTTTGGAATGATGCCGGACATACAGAAGAGAATAGAGCTATGCAAGCTATCTATCAGGGAGTTCAAAAAGCAGTACAACGAATAAATGAGAGACGATGAATATGTTTAAGATCACAACGGAAGTGCGTGCCATTCTTCTTGCTTCGGATAGCATCAAGGATATTGTCGATGAGAAGATATTCCCGGTCATTGCACCGGAGAATACGGAGGGCGACTTTATCGTTTATCAGCGTGACGGCTACAAACAGGATCGCACCAAGTTTGGCGTATATCGGCAGGTACCAATTGTGAACGTGATTGCGGTAAGTGAAAACTATGATCGCAGCCAGGAACTCGCTTCATTGATTTATGATACTTTATCCGGTGACTTTACTGATCCGGATATATATATTGAGCTTGAAGACTCTACCGAGGACTTCATTGATAACAAATACATTCAAGTTTTACAATTTTCAATAGAACAAAGATAATATTATGGCAGGAGTAAAATTAGATTCAAGAAAAGATATCTACAGAGGTGAGTTCTTTGTATTTGCCGACGATCAGCCTATCGCTTTTGCATCAAGTGCAACACTGGAAGTAACTACCGAAGAAATAGATGTCTCAAACAAAATGATGGGCGACTGGACCGGTTCCCTTCCTGGAAAGAAAAGCTATACAGTTTCTTCCGAGTCATTAGTAACTCGCAAAGAAGGCGCTATGAGTTATGATACCCTGTTGGCTAAACAGATAGCAGGTGAAACACTATCATTTTATTTCGGAGAGGCAAAAGCTGCGGATAAGGACAATTTTGGAGGAACCTTTGAGAAAGATACTGCAAAGATGAGCTATACCGGAGAAGTGATGATTACATCGATGTCTATCTCATCCGAGGCCGGACAGATAGCTAAATGTAGCAGCGCTTTTAAAGGTATCGGAGGTCTGACGCCCACCGCAGGCGGAGCAGCGGAAAACGCAGGTGCATAAAACGAGTTAGTAACAAATGTTCTTAAGGCGGTCCTGTGATGGCCGCCTTATTTAATATAAAGTATCATGGTCTCATTAACAATATCACTTTGTATCATATATACAATATTCCTGTCCGCTAAAATCATCGATGAGAAATGTAATCGTCATAGTCCGCCATCTGTACCGGAGACTTCAGTTCCTAAAAAGAGATTCTCTCTAAATATGAAGATGAGGCTGAATCTGAAAGCCATAATACGATGGGAACAGATCAGGCAGAAATCCTTCTCTCTAATGGATTATTCAGATAAGGATGACATAGATGCACTACTGTATACCACAACGATATGCAATAATGAAGATGTGATATATACCTTCGATGTTTTTCGGGGAACATTGTCCAACGAAAAGCTGGTACAGGAAATGATCTTGAAATTGGAACGTGAAACATCAGTATTAAGTCAGTTTCAGAGGGAGCAGGAGAAACAGGACATCGTGAATTCCAACTCCCTTCCGGAAATGATCAGCGGTATTGTTTCGGTTCTCATCATATCCGGACTGGATGCACATTACGTGCTTAATGAAATGGAGATATGCGACCTTCCACTCTACATAGAGGCATACGAAAAGAAACGAAAAGAAGAGATGGAAAGCGCCCGGATGTGGACATATCTCACCATTCTCCCGCATATCGATGCACGAAAGATGGAAAATGGAGCTAAGGATCTGATCACTTTCCCTTGGGAGGAAGCGGAGAAGCAAGCGGAAAAAGAAATCAAAGAAACTGAGATAGAAAGATTTGAATTATTCATGCAAAAGGGCAAAGACCTATTAAATTTATAAGATCATGGCAGGACGTTTAAGTTTCAGTATAGCAATAAACCTCTTAACAGAGAACTTTAAGAGAGGTACTAATCAGGTAAAAGCCGCATTCCGTTCCATGCAGATGCAGATTCTCACCTTCGCTGCGGCATTAGGTGCAGGCGGACTCGGACTAAGTAACCTTGTTTCTCGTTTCATTGATGTAGCCCGAGAAACAAACCGTGTTACCACCGCATTGAAGAATGTCTCCGGCACAATGTCCCAATATGCGGATAATCAGAAATATCTGCTCGATCTGGCTAAAAAATACGGATTAGAGATTAATGCCCTGACGGCTAACTACGCAAAATTCACGGCGGCTGCTTCCATATCCGGTATGTCCATGATCGATCAACGAAAAGTATTCGAATCCGTCTCCCGGGCATGTACGGCCTTCGGTATGAGTGCGGACGACAGTAACGGAGTTATGCTTGCATTATCCCAGATGATGAGTAAAGGCAAGATCAGCTCCGAGGAATTGCGTCTGCAGATGGGAGAACGTCTTCCTGTTGCTCTTCAGGCTATGGCAAAAGCTGCAGGTGTTTCTGTCGCTGGTCTGGACAAGTTACTCAAACAGGGTAAACTGATGAGTAAGGATGTGCTTCCTAAATTTGCTGAGGCGCTTAATGAGATGATTCCTAACGTTGATACTGATAACTTGGAGACATCTGTAAATCGACTGAAAAACGTCTTTACAGAGTTAGTGAACGGCACGGATATACAAAGTAAATATAAAGCTCTGATAGACTGGCTGACCAATATTGTTAAATCGGCTGCTGACAATATAAAAAGCATTGTTACCTATCTTGTTGCAGCTGTTTTAGTCATGGTTACAAGTCGGCTGGTCAATAAAATTATTTCCTCTATTGCCAAAGCCGAATTAGCCGCCAAGTCAGCAGCACGTCGGGCGGCCAAGGATGCAGGACAGAAGTTTGATGAAGTTGCATGGAAAGCGCAAAAGGCCGGTGCTTCTATCAGAATGGCTTTCAGCAAAGCGATGTTATCAATTAAGGCAACTCTCATTTCTATGGCTCCAACAGCAATACTTGCGGTCATAGGGGCTATCGTTGCTAAATTTTATAATGCTTATAAAGAGTCACAACGAATAAAGGGCTTGTTTGACAATTATCTGAATCGAATGAATCATGCGGCAGAGTCGAACTCAGAAATTGTAAAAGTTAAAGCCTTGTTATCAGAGTACAATAAAGTTAATTCATCATTAGATTACAAAAAACAAATATTAGGGAAAATCAATGGTATTCTCGGTACTGAGCTAAAAACCAACCAAGATGTAAACAAAGAAATATCTAAACGCATAGAATTGCTTGAAAGTGCAGCAAGAGCCGAACTGGCAGCAAAGGAAGTAGCAGAAAGCGAAAATGAATTACGCAAAATAGGCTCAAAATCCTACAACGGGAAGACAGTACAGGAATTGGCTCCTGATTGGGAAATAGCTCGCGGAGATTTGGTTAAAGAAGAGAGGTTCAAAGCAAAGCATAAAGTGTCAATGGTTGACGCTATAGGATTTGAAAATGGCTTAAAGGATGATTTGAATGCTTATATTGAATTCTCAAAAATACTCAGTGATGCGAAATCGAGATTAGGAACTGAGATTTCTAGAAGCACAACAATTACAACACCGACTACTGATCCGGATGATGACAAAAAGAAAAAAACTCCTCTTCAGAAACAGCAAGAATCTTATGATAAACAATTTGAAGAGCTAGGCGCTGAATTAGAGATCGGAAAGATCACTCAGGCAGAGTATAATAAAGCCCTGGGAGAACTGAACATCAAGATGTACGCCCAAGCCAAAGGAACAGGTGATAAAGAAGTGCTTGAGAGTCAATATTTTCAGAATATTAAGACCGCTGCTGAGAAAGCGATAAGAAATCAAGATAAGAATGTTGCTCTTGTTGAGTTTGAGAAGGTGCAGAAGGATTACAATGCAAAGGTCAGGGAAGCCCAAGCGCAGCAAGCCAAAGGGCTTATCTCTCAGAAAGAATTGAATTCCAATATAATTTCACTTTCCGTTGATGCGGCTAAATCCGCTGCCGGCATTAAAGGCATTGGAGATGAGGCAGATGTGTTTATTTCAGCTATGCAACTGAATGCAAAGATACTTGCTTCTCCAATTAAGATAAAGCCTCGCGACGCAACTTTTGACTACAAGAAAACCAAAGTTGATATTGCCTCTGAAAATCTGGACAAGGCAAAAGAATTGGCGGACAAATATAAAGAGGAAGCAAGAATTATCGGGAAGACATTATCAGATGAGGTTGCGAATGCTATGGCTGACGTTCCATCGCTGGAAGAGGCATTAAAACTGGCACAGGTCCAGGAAGATATCAAAAATTTCACCAAGGAACTTAATCAGATGGAATGGGATGGTATTAAAAATGTCGTATCAACTGTAGATGGATTAGTGTCGGCATTCGAACGCCTGAAAGATGCATTTGATCCGGAACAGGAAGCTACTAAATGGGAAAAGTTAATGGCCATTTGGAATATGTTTTCCGGAATTGCAGATGGATTCTTGTCGGTGATGAAAACAATTGAAAGTATTACGGAATTAACAAATAAGCTCACAAAGGCGAAGGAAACAGAGGCGGCTATTGATACGGCTACTACCGGAACAAAAGTTGCGAATAAAACGATAGAAACTACAGCAGAAATTACTGCTCTTGCGACTCAAACGGCGGCAGAGGTCGCAGCATCATCAACAAAAGCTACAGCTGCATCTGCGGAAATGGCTGCAAAAAGTACAGCAGCATATGCATCTATTCCTTTTGCAGGAGTAGGTCTTGCTGCTGCTCAAATTGCAGCCATGGAAGCATTAATATTAGCTGCCTCCATTCCTAAGTTCGCTAATGGTGGTATTATTACCGGCGGTCCTTCATCTGGAGATAAGATATTAGCTCGTGTTAATGCCGGTGAAATGATACTCAATCAAGGCCAGCAATCTCATTTATTCGAAGCGATTAATTCCGGAAGATTGGGTGGAGGTGGAAATATATCTTCATCGGTAACAACCAGGGTCCGGGCAAAGGATCTGATTCTGACTATCAACAATGAACTTAAATCACAAGGGAAAAAGCCTATATCATGAGCTACGGACTAATATATACAATACCATTTGCCGCAATAGATAACATTCCATGTGTTGTGGAGATAGAGAAAGAAAATTATTCGGGTGAAGTCATTGAGCTGGTTGCGGGGGCTTCACCATTCACTGTCGATATTGCAGATGAAGAATTCCTGTATACGCCTGTCAGGTTCAGTACTGCGACAATTCGCGTAGTAGGCAGCGATTATTTGCAGAGTCTATTTTCCACAGCCTATCAGCAATACCGGGTTATATTCAAAAGAGATGGGGTAGTAACGTGGTATGGGTATATCAAGCCGGAACTATATACACAGAATTACAGCTCCTCTAAATTCGAACTGGAGATAGAGTGTATGAGTGCGATGTCCACGCTTGAATTTATTGATTATGACGTAACCGGAAGCAGAAAGGAATTTGTCTCGTTATGGAGTTTACTACAGAAATGCATCAAAGCAACTTCTGTACAATATAATGCAGTATATATCCCATACGTCTATGCGAAAAACGAAAAGGAATATTTATCAGGCGGAAGTAATATACTTTGGGAGATGAGAATTAGTGAACAGAATTTCTTCGATGAAGACAACAAAGCGCTGAAACTTAAAGAGGTACTCGAAGAAGTATGCAAATTCCTCCACTGGACCTGTGTAGATTGGCGAGGAGAGCTTTTCTTTGTCGATATAGATCATAACGGAGTATATCATAAATATAACAGTGGACTGATCGAGAAAGCAGATGCAGTATTTAATAATCTCATCGTACAAAACATTGGATTTACCGGATCTGATCATTCTCTGGATGTACTCCCTGGCTATAATAAAGTAACAGTGAAATGTAGCAATTATCCTATCCCTGAAACTTTAAACTTCAGTGTTAATTATGACGACCTGGACAGATTGGCTACCTTACCAGATATAACATCCGGAGATGACGTGTCGCATCGCATCCTCCTGAATCCAGGGGATTTGGAGATGTATCAATACCAACAATTCGCTCATCGTGTAGATATAAACGAATACAAAAACAATATAGAAGCGGATAATCTTTTAGGCGCTATCCCTATGAGGTATTGCAACTACAAAATGGTAAATAAGGATGGTGGTAAGGTTCCCGATATTACAGAGTATAGCTATACTGACGTTGTTAGAATAAGATTGAAAAACAAAGATGGGGTAGCATTGGGTGGATATGTTCCAGTATTTATATTGCGAAGTCCATGCGTCGCATATCCTCCAGGGGTATTTTGTATAAATGCCTCTGTCAGGTATTTCCAAAACGAACCTTTATCTCCATTGTCAAAGGACAGATGGGGAGGAAACTTATTAATCGGAACCAAATTATTTATTGGTCATATAGACCTTACGACTGATGATCCGGTACTCGGAAATAATCTTTATAAATGTACATATTTGTCATTCGGGGCATACGAGAATGAGGGTTATAAAGCGGTCATTAACGACAAGAAGCTAACGGACCCTTATGAAGGCGCATCCGGTAAAATGATATATTCTTCTTTTACGGGAAGTGGAATAACGGCCGGAGAGCTGGAATTTCAACTATTGGCTAGTATGTATCCATCCGAAGTTAATAAATATGGGGTATTCTTACAAAACTTTACTGTAAGATTCATTCCTCGGGATGGAGAGGATACTACATCTAATTCTGATCGTATTTATGAGAACGCGGTTAATGAGAACTACATCAATGAACTCGATGAGATCGAATTGAAAATTAGCTCATACAACCATGATGGCGCGGGTTATGGCAAAGTTATTTTAAGTGAAGATTACCTGAGAGACAATCTTTATTCAGTCATAGAAGAAACTACAGTCCGTCCAGAAGAGCAACTTATTCGACGTATTATCAAACGTTATAATGCCACCCGTATCAAATTAACGCAAGTAATAAAAGCATCTTCCGATATAACTCCTTTATCCCGCTTGTATGACAATTATATGGTTAATAAGAAATTCATCAACGCAGGAGGTACTATCGACTATAAGATGAATCAGTTTCAATGTATAATGATAGAAGTATGAGTAGTAACATCGTCATAAAATCAAGAGCAATTCCTGCCAGTTCCAGGTCGAAGAATTATCGTAATGGTACTGTTGTACGTACCGGTGGTGGCGGTAGTAGCTCATCTTCCTCCGGCATTGGTTCTGCGGACGCAGGATTGAGCAAGGATATTCACGTAAACGCACCAAAGACCGGTCATGTAAATCCGGGAGAAATCCTGCGCAAAGGTATGGGATACGAACAGATATTCCGAAAGATGCTTTATGCGCCTACTCCTGCGACACTAATAGGTAAATTGTCAACCGCTAATGATGTTGAGTTCGGATCAACCAAAGGCTTCATTACATATACCGCCACCCGCAACGACAATGGCGCAATGATCAAAGCATTCTACGACGACAAAGAAGAAAACGTATTGGAATTCTCTGGCGATCCTGCCGGCATTCAAACCGCAACAAGGCAGTTACAAGGGAACTACACTAAAGGAGAATCCTATACTGCAACAGTCATATATGCCGCTTCTGACGACGGAGATATAAACGAAACGATCTTGACTAGCAAGATCAGCGTGAATGTACATAGAAAGTGGTTTGCAGGCGTTTGTAATTCGGTTCCTACGACTTCAGCCGAGGTGCGGGCACTTTCAGGCAGTGGATTGTATAAGGGCGCCGGATCATACAAGTTCACAATAGGCAATTATAAAACTTTCGTTATCTGTATTCCAGACGGTACCATCAAGGATGTTTCACTGGAGAGATACCAATATAACTTCATGGATTTGGATTCCGCTGCTTCGCCGAGAAAGATCAGTGTTGAAGGTGCTAACGGAAGTACACCTTTGGAATATACGATGTATGTGTTCAGTACGGCTACGACAAGCAGCGAAACGGATAATTTCACCTTTAAAACGAGCTGATTATGGCACTTAATATAAAAGGGGATAGTTTCGCTGGCAGATATAAGCGTGTCAATGGTTATTCGATTGATTCGACCGATGTGTGGGAAACCTTAGAGGAAGCCCGTATTTATGCCCGTAATGCAGACACAGAGGCTTATGTCCCTTATGCCGGTCAAGTGATTTCCGTCATTGAGAACGGGACTATTTATAAACTAGTAAAGGATGACACAATACCTGAAACTGACGGTAAGAAACATTTCAAGCTTGCCATTATCGGCAGTAACAACGACAATGATGATCGGTATGTACGAAAAGACATAGCCGAAACAATCGAAAAGCTGATGACCTTCCTTGAAGGTATCAATGCGAAGGGGACATCCACGCTCGAACAGATAAAGCTTGTCGGTGACATACTGTCCAGCAACTTTGCAACCGGTAGCACCGGCTTCGGTATCTACAAAGATGAGCAAGGCAACTATCATCTCGACATTGACTTCGTTGATATCCGCAAACGTCTGAATGTTGAGAGTCTGCAAGTCAATCAGGCCACTTATGTCGGCGGCAAGCAATACAATTCAGACGGTATTATCTGTAACAAGGTAGAAGATAAAGGAACCTTCTGGAGATGTTACTTCCGGACCACAGATGCGGAAGGCAGAATCATCTATAATCCGTTTGTCGTAGATGACCTGGCAAACTGTGAGACATTCAATCTAAAAAGCGGAAATCACTATTACTGGCGTGCGGTTGTCGGCATTGGTGATGATTTCATCGACCTGTCCAAGAGTGACTGTATCTCCGGAAGTGACGATCCCCTAGTAGGAGACAACATCGTACATCTCGGAAACAAAGCAAATCCTGAAAGGCAAGGCACGATCCTGTGGGATAGTGTAACGGCCGGCGGTCCCTACATTCGCGTATACAAAGGCATTAGCTCCTATACGATGCCGGAACCGCTTATTGACCTGAACACTGTACTAAGTGAGATATCCGCTAAGTTCATTAATCAGGCCACAGGGAAAGATATAGACGATACTATTAATGACCTTCAAACGGACATGGATCTTGTCAGGGAGCAAACGGATAAAGAGTACACTCTGTGGTTCTTTGACTACGATCCCACGCTGGAGAACCTGCCGGCGAGTGATTGGACTACTGACGAACTTAAAACCATGCATGAGCAGGACATGTTCTATAACCGTCTGTCGGGACATGGATACAGATTCGAAAAGGATGGCAGTTCATGGAGCTGGAATGACATAACGGACCATCTGACTTTGAAAGCGCTGGAAGACGCATCCAAAGCTCAGGATACCGCTGACGGGAAAAGACGTGTATTTGTATCCCAGCCAAAGGATTCCGATGCTTATGATATCGGTGATATGTGGGCGAATGCGACCTATTCCGGCGAAGGCATCTCTTATAAGAATGACTCTCTCGTCTGCATCACTGCAAAGGCGGCAGGAACAGCATTTTCTATAAAACACTGGCAACCTAGCTCAACGGCTACTACCGCCTATCTTGAGAATCTGGGAGACCGGATACTCGCAGTCGTAACAGATTCGGAGGAAGGCATCGAAGCGGCAAAAAGACTAGCCAATCAAGGTATCAGCGATGCGTATGACGCTGCTCAGGAAGCATTGAATGCTCTGGGAATTGCAAGAGATGCACAGGAGACGGCAGATAAAAACACGGCTGTTATCCAGGTGACGAAAGATTCTATCGCTGCTCTTGTAGAAGGAATACATTTTGATAATTACGGTAATATTACAAATATTAATACAAGCGGATTGGTAACGACCGACGATTTCAATGTACTGTTATCTAAAAAGATAACCTTTGACGCAGAAGGTCATGTAAGTAATATCAGCACATCCGGTCTTGTTACAGAGGCTAGCTTCACGCATTTGTTTTCCGAGCAGGCTGCCGCAGACGGATATGTGAAGAAGGCGTACATTGACCTGTTTGTAACTGAGAATGAAAACGGAACGTTCCAGTCTAACGCAATCGTGAGTGCGGATAAGATTGACTTTAAAGGTGGTACCGTAAAAATAGCCGCTGATAATATCGACTTTGAAGGTGCTGACTTTAAATTGAGTGCAGACAATATCAACTTTGAAGGTGCTGACTTCAAAGTGGGTGCAAATAACATTTCCTTGGAAGGCTATGTAACCGACAACAATGGATTCAGTATCAATAACGGGTATATGATTACTACCGGAGGAAAGATCGGAGGATTCGAAATAGACAGATATGGATTATCTAATTATGATAACAGCGATGCGTTTATTTGCATTGAAACACAAAAGACACGAACATCAATGGGTGAAACTTATACTGCGACAAGAAAAGCGGTACTTGGCAATGGTCTGCCTGGCATTGCCGGATTTGAAACGGCTTCTATGTTTCAGGCGTCAGGTAGCGATGAAAATATAGCTGTTAAGATTAATGCGTTTGGAAGTACTCAATTTGATCAGACAAAAGGCGGAAGAGCTAATTATGCAATAGCCGCTGCTGGAGGATGCTTATGGAAGCTGTCATCGTCTGATGATATCTGGTGCATGCCTGGGGTCCTGGGATGTTTTGAAATTTCTACCACAAGAAATGGAAATGATGTAACCTATGGTATAAATAAAAGATGGGGTAATGGGATAAATATAACAGGCATTAGTCTTAACAGTTCGAGAGAATACTGGTTTACGCATGACTTGGGCCACACCAACTATTACCCGTTAGTGCTTCCTACCGGACAAAGAGAAAGCGAAAGTTGGCAAGCTTGTTTCTCTAGCTATAATGGTCTTAGCACAAACTCTTTCAACGTTATCTTTTGGGATCCGGGTAATAATAAATGCTATCCTAGATTCTTTACGCTGATAATATTTGGAACTCCTAAATAATAAACAAAAAGAATATGAAAATCAATTTTAAGAGAATCGAGGCGCAGACTTCTTTCAAAGGCGGTAAACAGACCTTCGACACCGCTGAAACGGTCGGTAACGAAATGATGTATAACGGTAGCATCCTGCTGGATATCGGTTTTGAGGAACTGGCAAAGCAGATCTACTACTCAAGTGAAGCAGTAGAAGTTCCTGAACGGTATTGCAAGGCGATGGAACTGGTGGTGAAGAACTCACGTCTCATAGCTGCTGTAAAAAGAGAAATAATCAACCAATTAAACAAGGAGGTATAAAATGGATTTCACAGAAAATACAATCAGAACCGGACAGTCAGTAGTCGGTGATTACAGGCTTGACTATTCCATTACTTACAACAAGGACAAATTAATGAAGATCGAAGCGCAGGTCAAACAAGTATCGGCATCTGCTCCGAGTTATGCCGGCAATATCCTTTATGTTGAATCGACAAAGAAATACTCCTGTTCCTTGTCCGGAACATCAGCTGAAGTACGTGCCGCTTTATTGGCAGATTTTGAGAAAACAATTACCGAATTGAGTAAGTAACATGGGATATATCAAGTTTGTTTTAAGTGTGCGCAAGACGGATGACAATGGCAATACCACCCGTACCGTGATCAGCCGGGTTGAAAGCGACATGGCTGATACCGGTATGCTTGAAACAAACCTGATCATGCACGCGCTTTCAGCACGCGGAAAAATAGAAATCAAGGAGGAAGGCTTCCCGTATGCCTTCCCGTTAATATTTGGAGAATAGTATTATGGCACTGAATGTAGAACATAAGGAAGAAAATGAAGGCAAGAATTCCCGTGGACGTCTGTCGGCTGAAGAATTCAATAATCTGATCGATACCGTCAAGGAATTGGAGAAGGACGCAAATACTCCTTCTTCAATAGGAGAATTAAAGAATGTCTCCCCTGAATCCGATACGGCAGAAGACGGTTCCGTATTACTGTACGGCAATAATGGATGGTCTCCTGCTACCGGAGTGTTTATTCCCACCGGAGTTGCGGAGGACGGATCTATTATAACCACCTTTGAAGACTTAATGAACTATATTTCCTCACATAGCGGCGGAGGTGGAGAAACTGAGATACAAAGAAACCTGCGTATAATCAATAACCTGGACAGTAAAAGCCTGTCAGCCAGCAAAGGGGAACCTTGCCATTTGAATTTTACTTTCATCAGCCAGGAAAGATACAGCACCAACGAACCTTATGAAGATACCGGAGAGCGTGGGTTCTGTCAGATCTCTGTTAAAAACAGTAACAGCGCTGAGTATCTTGTCGTCAAACAGCTGTATATCAGTTCCGGTTCTCCTTTCAGTATTGACGTTGCGGAGTTTCTGGCGTCCGGAGCAAACAATGTAATGATCAAAGTAACGGGAGAAGTGACGGAAGTGACGGCTCCGGCATTTGTATACACGGTACAGCTTACTTCATTGTCCATCAGTGCGGACAACTTTAAATGGTGGACGGCTTACACCGGTGCTATTACGCTTCCTCTGAATATCAGCGGTAATATTTCAAAAACATTGTATGTGACTGTTACCGGGAAGGATTATAATGAATCCTACCAGATTCAGATCGGTACAGGCGTATATACGGAAACCGCCTACAATTACTCTGTAATCCACCCGGGCGTGACAGGCGTATTCAATATATCTGCTTATGTCTCGAACTCGGACGGGACGGTCAAGACAAGAACGATATCGTTCAATGTCATTTGCGCGGTAGCCGGCGAACAAAGGAAGCTGGTAGCCGTCAACAACATCCTCGGCAGGGCGACCAACTGGAGTGAGAACTCATTGTTCGATTACGCGATGTACGATGGCGACAATGTCATTACCTCCGCTAAATTCACCATCAAAAAAGATGGTGAGGATGTCTTTACTTCCGAAGAAGACAGTATCGCATGTTCCGCCAGACATACATTCTCATTCCCGATGGAGATTGAGACAATGGATAATACGGAATTTGAAATAACGGCCCATATCCTCGATGTCGATATGGAGCTGACATCCCCAATCACCTATCAGGTAAACAACTCCCTGGGATATTCGGCCGTGTCGGGCGCCGTATTCTATATGAATCCCAAGACCCGCTCCAACCGGCAGGGGAATCGTCAGGAAATCATAAATGAAATGGACGGTTCCGTCATCCCGGGCAGCTGGGAGAATATGAACTGGGGCAATGACGGCTGGCAATCGGACGAAGACGGGAACAAGGTACTCCGGCTTATGGCCGGCTCATCGCTGCGCATGGGATATTCCCCTTTTAAAAATGAATGCGCCCGCACCGGGAAGACTCTCGAACTTGACTATAAGGTTGATAACGTGACGGATTATTCCGAACCGGTTATCACCATATCGTCCCTGTCCGGTGGTTCATTTGTCGGATTGAACATCTATGCGGATGACATTATCATGCACTCCCAGTCACTTAAAAACGATGATGTACAAAGTTTGCATACGTTCGAGGGAAAACGCACAAGACTCACGCTGACCATTTTGCCGGACGCCTATGGCAACAGCGGATTCAACCTTTGCATACTGTATGTCAACGGTGTCAAGAACAGGGAATTCACCTACGAGAGCAATGATTATTTCGCCCATAACGGGATGATCGTGATAGGTTCCGGATACGCGGACGTGGACATATACGGAATACGGGAATATAACCAGGGACTGACCTCACAGGGAGTCCTGCGTAATTACATCAACTGGCTGAACACCACAGATTCCAAGGCAATTGTGACAGAGAATAATGACATCCTGGACCTGCACGGTTCGGATATCGATTTTGAAAATACGAAGGACCAGTTTAACGTAATGACATTCGACAATACAATTCCTTACATGGCGGATCAATCAACTCGTACCGGCATGTTGGAAGTGTTCTTTTATGACCATCCGGAATGGAATGTTTCAATCAGCAACGTGACCGCCAAGGGGCAGGGTACGTCATCCATGAAATACTGGATCTGGAATACCCGTTACCAGCTTGACAAGAAACTCTCCGTCATTCGTTACGCCGACGGCTCGGACTCCACCGCGGGAGCGAAGTGGTCAATGACACCGTCTCTTCCGGCTGGACGCAAGTTTACGGCAAAGAAGAACTATGCCTCCAGTATGCAGTCTCATAAGATCGGTGCGGTAAACTCCTATACGGACCTTATACGTGAAGTGGGTATCCTGAATGAGGCGATGCGCGCAGATGCGAAGGTCCGCGTGTCAGTTTGGGAAGCTCCGTTCGTCTGCTTTGAGAAGCAAACCAATGACGAAGGGGAAACAATATACATATTCCGGGGATTGTACACCTTCGGTCCTGATAAGGGTGACGCCGACACTTTCGGCTATAACACCGATACTTATCCCAACCTGTTGAGTATTGAGGGATCGGATAATTCTCCCTTGCTCACCCTGTTCCGTGTGCCGTGGAATCCGGCAAAGGGATTGATAGCCTATAATGAGGATGAAGAGGCATTCCAGTACAATGGCCAGAACAGCTTCGACCTGGGCGAAGGAGAAGTGGAAAACATATCAAGCTTTATTCCTGCCTACAATTGTGTTTACCAGTGCTCGCCAAGGCTGAAACCGTTTAACGGCACATTGGAAGAATTGAACGCCCAATTATCCGGATACAAGAACGAACCTTGCGAGTTCTGGATTGCCAAATCCGGTGACATCAATCAATATAATGTTTACTATTTTGAGTCGTCAGAAGGAAGGTTCATGCCATCTGATATCGGGGAGGGAACAATCAATCTGCTGTCGCAGCTTGCAGACAAGGGATATGGGCTTAATACTTCCGATCTTGCCGGGAAAACGGATGACGAACTAAACACCCTGTTCATTAACGCCCGTATACAGAAATTCCGCATGGACGCTCCCGCATACTGGGATATTGACGACTGCCTGTTCTTTATGAATAACGTAGAGTTCAATGCCGGAACCGACGAACGCGCGAAGAATACCTATCCATACTGTTTCGGTACGGAGACATCCAGGTGGCGTTGGCGTGTCGATGATGCCGACACCCGTTTTGATACAACCAATCGTGGTTTACCGGATAAGGAGTACAGTGTGGAAACGCATGATACGGACGAAACCGGAGCATCCGTCTGGAACGGCGAGACAAACAATTTCTTCAACCTGATGGAACTGGCTTTCCCGGAAGAAAAGATTGCCAGCATGCGCAAATCAATGACCGCCATGCAGACGCTGGGCGGGCTGAAAAGCGGCAACGACCTTGAAAAACTGTTTGCGTTTTATCAGAAATACTACTTTGACCAGGCTCAGGAATATTTTCCCGCCAATGCCTATAATGCGGATGCGAAGTACTGCTATGAAAACGGGAAACTGGCATACAACAAAGGACACTATTCGAATGATACCGACCCGATCACCCAGTCGCTGGGCGACCATTATCTTGCGGAACAGCGATGGATTACGAAACGTATTCTGTACATGATGTCAAAGTATTCGTTCGGACTATTTTCTGCTAACGGGACGGATACTATCACCGTACGCGCTGCCGGTAACACAATCAAGTATGAACTGACTCCGGCTATGGATATGTATCCGGCTATTGCTAACGGTACAAGTATAATTCGGGGTGCACGAACGAAAGCTGGGGATGTGTGTGTAATGGAGATTGAATTATCCGGTTCCGGTGATCAGCAAAATGCGATACAGGGAGCATCCTACCTGCAGGATATAGGGGACTGGCATAATAAGAACGTGACCGGGTCTATGATCATTCAGGGAAGGATGCTCCGTGATATCCGGCTGGGAAGCAAGGACGCCCCGGTTATCATCTCTATATCCTCCCTGACGTTGTCCAACTGCGTAAGCCTTCAGAGGCTGCTGCTGTCGAACATCGCCACCTTGGCCGGTACATTGAACCTGTCCGCATGCTCACATTTGCAGGAGATATATGCGGACGGTACATCCTTGACGCAGATTGTGCTTCCATCGGGAGGAGGGCTTCGTGTAATTCAATACAGCAGGCTTAACCAATATCTGTCATTGTCCAATTATCCGTTACTGACAACGGAAGGCATTGGGATTGATTTGTGCAGGGATGTCATTACGGACTTCTTTATCGTGAACTGTCCGAACCTGTCTCCCATGCAGCTGCTTGTTGATATAATGAATGCACAGACGGGACAGGAAGATAACCATTCGTTGAAGCGTATCCGTGCTGTAGGTTTTGAGGAAACCTATAATGATTCAGGTATGCTGGATAAACTCGCTACGCTTGCCGATGGAAGCTATGAGGGATTAAGCTCTGAAGGATTGGCCGGAGAGGATAAATACCCTGTTTTGGACGGAACGATAACGGTGAATGCGAATACCTACGAGGATTCCGTCGAAGCTTTGAGATACACATTCAGGAAACTAACATTGAATATAAATGGGGAATTTTATGTCAGATTCAAAGATCCAATAGTCCAAAGCATGATTGCGGAATCCTATGGGGATGGAGTTGGAACTAAAATGGAGCAGATTAAATCTGTGAGGAGTTTAAATAATATGTTCAGAGAAAATTCTGAAATTACATCATTTGACGAGTTTAAATATTTCATTAACGTAATTGCGCGTTCAGAATCTCCTGACGAACCCGGATTGCCATATGCAGCCTTTATGGGGTGCTTCAATCTGAAATCCATAACAATAATGCCAACGGCTAAAAGAATTCAACCTAGTGCTTTTGAAGGCTGTACTGCACTGAAAAAAATAGTGGTTCCTGATACAGTATGTTTTTTAGGTACAAATATTTTTTCCGGTTGTACTTCGCTGGAAAGTGCAAATATACCCAAAGGATTTACTGATAGTGAATTTCCAAGCTATGTCTTTAGAGATTGTACTTCACTAGCTTCGCTTATAGAAATGCCTAAGACTGTCACTATAATAGGCATGGGGGCATTTAGTGGGTGCGCTTCTTTAGCGGGAGTTAAAATGATGGGAGATATCCCTCCATCTCTTAAATATAATGCGTTTGGTAATTCCACATTTCCTATTTATGTCCCAGAAGCAGCAGTTGGTGCTTATAAATCTGCTTCCGGATGGACTTCATTGGCTTCTAGGATTGTGGGATACTAATTTTAACTACAAATAAAAAAGAAAACCGCCTGCTCATCACGAGTTGACGGTTTAATAACACAAACAAAACAAACATTAAGGGAAATATCCCTAATTACTATGATATAAATAATGACTGGCAAAGATAGTATTAATATTTAAAATAAGTAAGCATGAAAAGGATTAAACGGGTATCTGATGGAAAATAACACCCATTATCCGGGGAAATAATAAGAAACCGCCTGCTCATCACGAGTTGGCGGTTGACAAAAACAAAACAAACAATATTAAAAAGGGAAATCCCTTATTGCTAATGCGTACAAAGGTAATAATAATATTTTAGATAGAGAAATATGGAATTAAATGAATGGCTGGCGCTAGTCGGTGCTTTGGGAGGCTTCGAAGCAATCAAATGGATAGTTAACTTCTATGTGAATCGTCGAACGAATGCAAGGAAGGAAGATGCGACAGCGGATAGTATGGAGGATGAAAATGAACGCAAGCAAGTCGCATGGCTTGAAGATCGTATCGCTCAACGTGATGCCAAGATTGACGCTATTTATGTTGAACTCCGGCAGGAACAGTCCGCTCATCTGGAAGATATTCATAAGAAACATGAACTGGAGCTTAGATTGAAAGAAGCTGAGATAAAAAAATGTGATGTACACGGATGCACTAACCGGCAGCCGCCAAGTGACTATTAATTATAAGGAGGAAAGCAGTAAAGCTTCAAATAGTTGATATTATTGTTTTGTTAATTGTTATTCTTTATTGCTTTTCCTTTGACTAAAACAAATAGAAAAACCATACCAAATTCCAATACCAAGAAGAATAGCATAGATAGTATTGATATGAAAGCCTGATAGACTACCTAGTAGTATGGCAAAAAAATTTGTAAATATTAAAAGGAATGTAGTCATTCCAAATGTGATTTCTTTATCATTTTTATCAATAAATGCTAGCCGGAAGTAAAAAACTCCAGTCATGATGATAGTTATTCCCAATGCAATAATCATTTCACTAATAATATTCATGTTATTGAAATCAGGGAAAAAAAGTGAAATCAAAGTATAAAAACATGGCGATGAGATTAGTACAGATTTTAAAAGGTACTTCTCATTATCACCTAGTAATTTGAAGAAAGGCTGTAAATCCATAGATAATAAATATTTTATTATGCAAATATACACAATATATTTAAAAAAGAAACAGTATGGCAGAAGTAAAGAAATTAGCACCGTTCATCCTAAAATGGGAAGGCGGTTTTGTGAATGATCCCGATGATTTAGGTGGTGCAACCAACAAAGGTGTAACAATCGCTACCTATGAAGCGTATTGTAGAAAGAAAGGCTATCCTAAGCCTACGATAGAACGGCTGAAAGCTCTGACTAAGGAAGAATGGACTGAGATTATAAAGACAATGTACTGGGACAGATGGAAAGCTGACGAGATCAAATCTCAGTCGGTCGCTAATATTCTCGTTGACTGGGTATGGGCATCCGGTGTGCATGGTATCAAGATACCGCAGGATCTAGTCGGTGTACTGCCCGACGGCATTGTCGGACCGAAGACCATTGCTGCAGTAAACTCCCGTAATCCACGTGAATTGTTTGATCAGATCAAGCTGGCCAGGTTTGACTTCATTGAAGAGATCTGCCGGAAGCGTCCCGCAAACAACAAGTTTAAGAGAGGATGGATGAACCGGATTAATGATCTAAAGTTTGAATCATGAAACGGCTAATATACATTATCATATTGCTGACGTCAGCAATATGGTTTTCATCCTGTCGGAGTATCCGACATATTCCGATTGAAACAGTAAAGCATGACAGTATCTACATCAGTAAGATATTACATGATAGCATCTATCAAAGAGACAGCATCTACGTTGATCGTAAAGGTGACACAGTACTTATCTATAAGGATCGGTACTTATATAAGTATAAGAACTTGATTGATACAATGTATATAAACCGGATAGATAGCATACAGATACCATATTCAGTTGAGAAACAGTTAACCAGGTGGCAGTCTGTCAAGATGGAACTTGGAGGCTGGATTTTCGGGGTTATTATATTATTTGCATTATTTTTTGTAGGATGGATGGTGTTTCGTATGAAAGAAAAGTAGTATATTTGCATTACAAATAATTCTTTTTGGAAAAAAGAGTTTGTTTGTATATAATTAATTTATACTTTAGCCTCGCCAAATTAATTATATCTAAAATATGAATCCCTTTTCATCGTGTAATCCGTAAAATCGGGTTAAGGTATAGATAAACCTTTTGGCACACGATGATAAGGGATTCCCATTAAATAAATGAAAACCACAATTGAAGTCTTTACATTCTCTGTAAGAAGATTTAGAACAGATGATTATTTGTCATTTGCAGATGAACCAGATTTATATACACTATTAGCGACTGATAATACTAATTTTTGGAGATTTGTTGATAACAGCATGACTGGAGATGTACCATCGGCAAAAATGACTGTTAGGATACCAGAAGCTACAACAGACCAAGTATTCCACCATCATAATGATAGGGAAAGATTTATTAGTGGTATTATTGAGACGGGGTCTTATGGAAAAGAATATGAAATTGCAGATAAAGACAGTCCGAGAGACATAGAATTTGTGGTTAATAAGACATCTGCAATTATCAAACCTTTCTTTTACTATATAAAAATTCCAAGAAGTGGGAATAAAGGGTTGATGATATTAGAACGGACGGATAATGATGGCATATATCCTTTGATGAGAATTATTTTAACGGCTTTTATTAATTTTCATTTTGGAGTTGAAAATGGATTTAATATAGAGAAAAAAAATGTTATATTAGCCTCTTACTTGGAAGAATTACAGAATGGTAGGTATAGTTCAATATCTTTATCTGCAAATTCTCTTCCAGCAGATATAACAGATCGTTATTTTGGTAGTTTAGAGTCGAGTGACTTTTCTGTGGAATTTAAAATGAAGTTTAAAAAAAACATAGGTGAGATTAAAGAGCAGGAAATTAGACGAGCCATTAATTCGGGAAATTATTTGTTTGATTCTCCAGAATTAAATGCTATCTTTGAATCAGCATCTAAAAAAATAGTATCAACTGTTGGTACCAAACCAAGAACATTTTATTTAGGTGGTGGAGAACAGCGTAATATGGTACGTCCATATTATGAGTTAGAGGTTGAACAGAATGAAAAGGGTTTTTCATCATATAATTCTATTAAGAATGCTACTAAACAGTTTATATTAGATAATCCTGATTTTAATACATTGTTGTAAGTTATGAAGTTTACTTTTATAAATATTGGTGAGATTCTTCAAAAAGAACAAGAGATTCTTAAAGCGGATTCTAATAATAAATGGGTTTTTATTATTTTCCCTTTATTACTAGGCATTTTATGTAGTTTCTTATTTTATACTGACACAAAAGCAGTTTTGGGTATACTGACTTTGTTTTTGTCTATTTTTATACCAATATTTATAAGCTTGTTAGCTACACTTATTTCATTTGTTATGAATAAGATTAAAACTCGTCATAACAAGGAAAGAGTTCCTCTTATTAAGGAAACTTTTTATAATATCTGTTATTTAATTCCGGTATCTTTATTCTTGCTGGTATTATCGCTATTAATGAACTTAACAATTGGAGATAATTGTGTCATTTATTCCAATAGCTTTATTTCTCCTATATGCAATAATGTCTTTTCGATTGAAATTACAATACGATTTATCTATATATACATTATTGGAATTTTCTTTTACGGTGGTGTTGCGCATTTAGTGATGAATATATTAATGGTAACCAAACGTATATTTAAATTATTCGACAAGGAAATTGATTTAATGACTAATGCAGAAGATGAATCCTTCTCCCCCAAAGATATATCTATTAACTCTGTAATAGATGATGAAGATATTCCAGGTTAATTATATATCTGTAATTATCTTCCACATTGCCTCGTCTCTCTGATTCGGGCTTTTCTTTGTCCGCCTCCAAAGTGTTACTATCATTATGCTATAGAAGATTGCGTTATGTGACAGTGTGACGGTCGTGTAATCGCCTTGGGCCAAAAGATTCGGGGCTTTTTCTTACTCATAATCAAACTTCTCGTATCTTTGCAAAAAAAGATCTATAATGAAAGTCAATCATGAATATGAAAGAATGCCGGCCAATGAGGTTTGGAATGTAGTAGTAGCTTATATTAATAAGAACAAGCAGTTTTTGTCCTCTACTGGTATTAAATATAATGCCAAAGTCATAATTGATTCTATAGAATACAAAGGTGGAAGGGAAGGTAGTGTTAGAGCCACTGAAGGAGAGTCTATCAGTAAGAATCAATTTATTTCCGCATTTAGGCAAGTCCGTGACATGGAATGTATCAATACAAAAAATGTCAAGCCATATATTGATAGAAAGCAAAGTCCATTTGTTGGCTTACTAAAGTCCGTTGGCATCATTGAGTAAGATACGGTTCAGGAAGTTAAGAAAAAACGAAGCGCTTGCTAAATTTGCTATAAATAATCGGTAGCTGAATAGTCACCTGTTTTTATGCTCTCTGTAGAATACTAGAGTCGTCAAATCTTCATTTCCTCTAATAATTGGCAGAATATCATCCCAATATAAAAATAAATAGTATATTTGTGTACAGACGTGGATGTCTGTTGTACATCTCTCTACGGAAAAATTGCTAGTTTTCGAGATCGAGAGAAGATAATACGTTATTAATTCCAAAAATTAGCCTCGACTAAGCGTAGTCGGGGTTTTCTTTTGCCCTTTATCTACTATTACTAATAAGAATCTGAAAAGTTCGATAGAATAGAAAAAATTTCTCATTTTATATACATCGGTAGAAATAAGTAGTACCTTTGTCCCTGGAATCGTTAATTTCCATCCGCGACGGCGGAATTTGCCCTGGCTGAATGGTCGGGGCTTTTTTATTTGAAATTTGATGCGACATCTCCCGAAATCATAAATTAAAAAACTTACCTTCGTGACATAATTAAACGATGCAATTATGGAAAATGGTATTTTATATATAATAGGAAATGGCTTTGATAAATATCATAAAATCAACTCTAGTTATGATGACTGGTATAATTATGTAAAAAAAAGGAAAAACAGCGTCACCTATCTTTCTCTTAATATAGAAGAATTCTTTGAAACATATTTTAAATCAAAACCTCAAATTGATGAAAAAAAAAATGAATGTTTGTGGTCTGATTTTGAATCTTTTTTAGGAACTTTTGATTCAAAATTGTTTTATGAAGATAATGATGAAACTTCAGAATGGTACTTTGAACAAGATATCCCCCCGTCGGGTGGTTTTGATGGATCAATGAACGACTTAATTACTCACGCGTACGAATGGCAGAATAAAATTAGAGGTTTATTTTTCGATTGGATTAAAGATGTTTCCGAAACCGAGATAGAACAAAGAAATATGCATTTTGAAAAAAATGCTCTCTTTTTGTCTTTTAACTATACCCCTACACTTGAAAAATTCTACAATATTCCAAAAGTTTTTCATATACATGGATATATTGGCGATGACAATGAGGAAAATCTTGTTTTTGGTCATGGAGCGGAAGTTTCAGAAGGCGAAATACCTGAACGAGATGAAAGCGGGGAAAGTAATCGAACTCCCGATTTTGATGCAAAAGCAGCATCCCATTCTCTTTTTTATCAATTTCAGAAACCAGTGAAAGATATTATTAACAGAAATCAAAACTTCTTTGATTCTCTAAAATGTGTAGGAAAAGTAGTCGTGCTAGGACATTCTCTTAATGAAATAGATATGCCTTATATTGGGAAAATTAAAGATTCTATTTTAGATAATTCTAGTTGGGCAATAGTCTGTTATAGCAATGACGATAAGCAACGTGCAGAAGAAGTAATGGAGAAAATAGGAGTCGCCACAGATTTACGTAAGATATTAACTTGGATAGAATATGAAAAAGGTTTGTTTTAACAAATATAGAAACTATAAATTATGGGCTTATGAATCAAAATATCGAATACGAGAAGTTTACACAAGAAATATATCAGGAGTTGAGCAATGCTCGTGGTATTACAACCAATGTTGAACACAATGTCAAGCTCACGGGTAAATCAGGACAAAAACATCAAATTGATGTATACTGGGAATATAAAATAGCAGGTATTCAACACAAAGTAGCTATCGAATGTAAAAATTATAACCGTAAGCTCTCTGTTGATAAGGTAAATGCATTTCGTGGTGTATTGGCTGACCTTACCGATGTTAAAGGTATTATGATAGCTCAAAAAGGCTATCAGGCAGGAGCAAAAAAAATAGCAGATTCTTGCGGAATTTATCTAAAAGAATTAAGAACTCCTAGTGAAGATGATGATTGCATAGTAGCAGAAACAAGGCTCAGTCTAGGTATATCCCTTACACAACGTGTTTTTTCACTTGATAATGATTGGGCAAAAGCAAATAATATAAATTGGTTATCATATAGAAACTTCAGTGTCTGCTTTTCGCAACGAGGTAATGAATGGGGAGAAGATTATCTTCCTTTAGATACCGCTGGAGATGAAATTCTTGATGAAAAAGGTAATGTAATTACGACTTTTGATAAATTAGTAGATGAATTTCCTCAAAAAGAAGTACATGTATTTGATTTTACGAACGCCTATGTTATTACCCATAATTGGGGAAAAGTAAAAATAAAAACGGTTAAATATATTAATAGCAAGACATACAAACAGACATTAATAACTCTTGATGCAAGGGATATAACAAAAGCAATACTCAAAGACGCACTGAGTGGTGAAATAATGTTCTTTTTTAAGAGAAGCTAAAAATAGAGAAGACATAGTAGAGGTAGCCGAATAAGCTACCTCTCTAATTGTATATTGCCTTTTCCCAATCGTCAAGCACTGTCATTTCCCATTTAGGAATATCAGGCTCAATATGGCTGATGGATACTCCATATACAGAAAAACTTTTGCCGATAAATTCACTGATAGCTTCATCTTCTCCCTTCTGAATGCGGGTAGTCATGAATATATGCATTTCCTCCCAGCTAGTTGGTGCAATGAATAGCGAGTGTATTGGCTTGCCTTTAATGGGACTGCCAACAACAGTGTCTTTTATGCGCTCTAATAGAGAAATAGCTTCGTTAAATGTCATATTGTTGATTTTTCAACAAAGATAATAAAAAAGGCAATTTACTCCTGTCATTAGTATAATATCTGTTTTTCGGCTAGAAGTTTCGGTGTTATTTCAGAGAAATTCGGTATCCCCTATTACATTCCTCTTAAAAAAGATATTTCTTTAATTCTTCAATTGCTTGTTGTGCACTTCGAACTATAACATATTTGTTTCGGCAGCTCTCAGCTTGTTTTTGGAACTCTTTTTGATGATCTGACTGTTTCCCTGTCTTAATCTTGAACTCTAAACAGAGAGAAGCAAACCCCTTTTTTGGTATGAGTACGATTACATCAGAAATTCCGGGCTTCACTCCTTGACGTTTAAGGTTAGCAGCTTCTCTAACATGGCGGCTACCACCATTCGGAACGGCAAATATAAGTCTGTCCGGAATATTGGGGAAATATAAAGGGACAAGTTTGAAAAACTCTGTTTGTATACGAGCTTCTTCATTATTATGTACTTCTTTAGAACGTGGAGGATTACGCTGATCGGCATAGCAATTATAACACATAAATCCGGTGTCGGTCTTAATAACCGACACCGTTTCCTTTCCACATAAAATGCACTTTTCCTTAGTCATTAATTCAAAACTATCTTAATTTGAATTATTCTTCATCATCATATTCTGTATCAAAGATACGTGCAACCATATCTACAATATTTTCCTCAATATCTTCCGTGGATCCAGTTACCGCATTGGCTATATTTTTCTTCTCCTGAATGATCCGATAAACTTTTTCATCAATAGTTCGCCGGCCAAGAAAATAGTAGCAAGTCACAGAATCCTTTTGTCCGATACGATGCGCACGGTCCTCACATTGACAGCAATCGGCGTACGTCCAAGGGAACTCAACAAAGGCGACATTACTTGATGCGGTAAGCGTCAAACCGACTCCGGCTGCTTTTATTGAGCAAATAATAATATCCACTTTAGGATTATTTTGAAAGGCGTCAACCGCTCTTTGCTTCATGTCCGGTGATTCTCTACCTGTTACAGATACAGCCGTGGGGAAGTAACGTTTCAATTGATCTACAACTTCATGAAGCGAACAAAAGAGGATTATTTTCTTTCCATTCTCCCGGAAGTCTTTCACAAATTCAATAACATCGCGTACTTTTCCACGTGCTGAGATATTACGGAGAACCCCGATCTTTACCATTACTTCGCCACGCAGAGCCTTTTCAATCTTCTCATCATCAGCGTCCTTGTATTTCTGTAGGTACATGATAAGATCGCGTTCTGCATCCGTATACTCCTTACGATTAGTAATTTCGCATGTATTTACCTGACGTATCTTATCCGGTAGGTCTGTGAGGACAAAAGATTTCTCACGACGGAACATACAGTACTGCCAAAGATTGAAATTCAGTTCTTTCAAATTAGAAGCCTCTCTTTGTCCGGAGCAGTATCGGTTAACAAATGGTTTATAGCCACCAAAATCCTCCATACGGTTTAGAATCGCCAGCTGTGGAATCAAATCTTTGGGCCGATTTACTACCGGTGTTCCAGTAAGTTCTATCACCCATTCTTTGCCGGTGCATATCCCTTTACAGAATTTAGCCTGCTGGGTAGATGCAGATTTACAACGGTGACTTTCATCAATGATAACTGACTTGAATAAATTGATTGAGTTTCTAAATTCTACATCTCTCAATGTCCAGCCTTCGGCTTTCTTTATGCGTTGTACAAAGTATTTCTTTAATGATTCATAGTTAACAATAAACACCTGGTGCATTCCTGTCTGGAAGAAGAAAGTCCACGTATCACGCACCTTGTCGGTTAGGATCATCGCTTTTTTATCTGTAAATTTCTCCCATTCACGTAACCAATTTATTTTGAGTGAAGATGGACAAATGACAAGACAAGGAAAAGCATCAGCAAGATTTATTGTTGCAATACTCTGCAATGTATTATGAGTTACTATATAGCTATCCGTCAGGTATAAATGATCAAGTGACGACACTTTAATACACTGCTGTTCAAAGTCTCCAATATACTCTACAGATTTGATATAGCGTGTAGTCTGAAAAGATTTATTCCGATTCCAATCTTTTATTTTATATGATTGTTCACTAAAAGGACAAAACTCAGTCCTAATGTTAACTTGGAATTCAATAGTTTTAGCATCATCAGTCCTATTATACATATGAGGTATGGCAATGCCCCCTAATGATTGAACTAACTCCATTATATCTTTTACCAATAAGACAGATGTTGTGTGGAATATAGTTCTATTCTTTATACAGCTACCATCTGTATCCATTAGCCCTCTCAACAAATCAAGTCTTTGGTTAACAGACCCTTGAAGATATTCCTTCGGGATAAATTTATCCTTACTTAATATTTCAAGTTTCATTCTTTTTATTTCTTCTCTATACAGGTGAATTTTACTACTATCTTTTACGATTTCATAATGTATAATAGTATCATAAGTAGATGAACTTATTTTCAACCCAGATATCAACTCATTATTAATTTTACCAATAATAAAAGATTTGTCTCTAGGAAGGCTAAACTGTATTTTTTTATGATTCAATCCTGCGTCACCAATTATAGCTCCCATCGTATATGATGGGATTATAAACCTTTTATGTGCATATTGAACGGGATCACACACAGGAATTTCCCATTTAAAGGAAGGCTTTCTTTTAGAAACATCCCGCTTAGGATTCATTTTATTAGTTAGTCCCAAATAAAGCAATTCTTGCAATGATTTTACCGTCCAACCCATTCCACGTCTTCTTCTGTTTTGATCGCGTACGCACCAAAGATGCTCAAGATTACAATCAACATGAGAATTATCATTCATGGTAACTCTATATGTTTTTCGAATTCCTTGAGGATAAATTGCTTCTACCGTTTGAATACTTCCATCTTTAGCAAAAATCTTGTCTCCAACTTTAATCTCTCCCATTTTAATCCACCCTGAAGGGGTGGCAATAAGCGTATAAAGCGGATTTGCTTTTCCGAGTCCCGGTTCATCGCAATTCATAAACCGTTTTAGTTCCAATCCCCGTGCAATACCTTTAAGCTGATAAGGATAAGGCTGAATCTTTAAATTGTGCGGAACGGTTAGATCCGGCAGTTCCGGAATATCATAAGCGATATCTTCCTCCTTTTTTTCTGTACCGTTCACCCAATTTATATTCTCAAACTGCTGTATTTGATAAATCATCCTTTCAAGCTCTACCCTACTCCTTGTCGGGACAATCCAAACTTTCTTAGTACCATCAAAATGTCTACCGGGAATCTGTCTGACCCGATCTATTATTGAAGTCTTATATTTGAATGATAATTCGAAATTATCTCCTTTTAATTCAATATTCATGATTCAGAGTATTTAGCAGGGGGAATTATCCCCCTGTGATGATTGATTATGCGGTTGCGTCAAGAGGTGCAGGCGCCTCTATTTGTTTTTTACGTCCTCTTTTTTTAGGCTTCTCTTCTTCCAGTACAACAGCTTCTTCCGGTTCATCCGTTTCGAAATCAAGCCGCTCTTGTCTGACTCCCCATTTCTCTTCAAACAGATAACTTTCAACTTCCGCATCACAAGCTGCAGCATCAATGCTCAATTCTTCATAGTAAGGATAGTCTGCATCAAGGAGAGGAACGAAGATTTTCAAGTCAACAACTTTGCCGGACTGGAGAAGTTTAGCTCCCATAATGGTAATTCCAGAAACGCCATCGACGCTATCATTTGCATAGCCTGCAATGATATAGTTTTCTAGAGTCTCTGCATAACCCGGAGAAGTAAAGCTATCCTTGTTGATATTAGATGCCTCAGGCTGTTCACACAATACAACGAGATGTAATTTAAGCCGGCTAAACGCTTCTCTTAAATCGCTGTGAATGATCTGATCGCAGCTCTTGTTAATTACATTCGTGTAGTTTGCTTCCGAAAAGCGCTCATTGTACACTACATTCAGTCGATCTTTCTTAACGACTGCCTTCTTGATTTCATTTTTTACTTGTTCCATAATCTTCTTTAGTTGATAAAGTGATAATACTAAATGCTGATACAACTCCCATGACGGCAGCCGTAGTTATTTCTCTAGTCGTTGCATCTTCTCTTTGAGAGAAAGATAATGCCGTAAACAGACCGATAACGGCTAGCCCGATTGTGATTCTTTTTAAGTTTTTCATGATGATTGCTTTTTATTGTTATTATACATTCCGGACATTTTCATTTCTTCTTTTGCTTTACTTATCACAGTTACACACCATGATAGTTGATGCGTTGCCGTCCGATTGCAGCGTTCGCACCAGTCTACCAAATATCGTTCTTCCCTACATAGAGAGTTAACTAGAGCATTTATAGCCGTCGCTGTTGCTTTCGCATTCTTAGCTGTTTCTACAAGCGTCTGCATGACCTCAGATTTCATCGCCTCATTGAGCCAGTATTTTGAGTCTGCAAGCAATTTGCCGGAACGGGCAACATATACAGCCAAGTCATTGCCACGTTGTACAGCTTCTGTCGCGTCTTCGCTCATGGTTATATTGAGAAATGAATCGATATTGGTTAATTCATCCAATATTTGATATTTAGGTGTGATAAGTAAGTTCATATTGTTTTCACTTAAAATATATTTAAACCATTAGTTGCCACCATTTAAAAGCAAGGTCCTCGTATTTCTCTTTTCCTCTGATATATGAAGGATGGCTACGATCGGTGATAAAATGCTTGAATATTTTGCAATTCTTTTTTGAGATTGCATAAATGAAATCCTGTTCACTTCCTGCAATATCCATATACCAGGCACGGGAACGATCCCAATCGAAAAAATCAATAGCTTCATCGAACTGCGCTTGGGATTCCGCAAAAGTCGTTTTTAAATCACCTCCAAAGTTGAAAGCAGATAGCCACCAGTCCCACTTACACCGCGTATCAAGGTGATAAGCAAAGTTCCCGTAATAGAACTCCTGCTGCCTATTAACCATAAACCTTTGTGTGTCAGACTGTGCCAATACAACAGCTAAGAACTGGTCTTTCTCCGCTTCCTTCCGGAGAGCCTTACGCATTTCAAGTCCTAATTCAAATTCTTCTGTCGTGTACACATAATCATCTACCATCAGCTTGTCATACCGAACACGGTCATTCTCTGTGATAAGAGCATCTACAAGAGTACCGAACTTGAATGCTTTTTCTTTATCCCCGTATTGAGCACGGGGATAGAGATAGTTTTTGAGTTCTGTCAGGTCAGAGTTACTGACTTCTGTACGCGAATAATATGAATCGGGATTTGACATAACTATTTAGCTTTTACATCTGCCTCATAGCTGATGAATTGTGATTCGATATGTTTTTGCTCTTTACTGTTTGCTTGTTTCTCGCAATAGGTAATCATCTTTTTAAATATCTTCTCCAGTTCCTCAACAGGCAAGGTTTGCCCTTCGTTTATCCACCACATTTGGAACACCTCTAAGTATCCCTGTTGGTGAAGTACAATAATTTTTTCTTTCACCTTAGCATTTGTCGGCGGAGGAGCAATAGAAGCGGCAGCACCCGCAAAAAGACTACCGATTGAACTTTGCTGCGCTTTCATTGCAGCTTCTTGTTTAGCTGCTTCTTCCGCTTTTTTTATTTCTTCCATCTGTTTAGCCGTTTCTGCAGCTTCACGTTGTTTGCGTACTTCTTCCGCTTTGGCGGCTGCCTCTGCATTAGCAAGACGAAGCTGCTCCAACTCTGCTAGTTCTTTACGTTTAGACGGAATACGGTCGGTAAGATCTTGCTTAACGTTTAATAACTTAGCCTTATACTGTTGAGCATATTGTTCATATTTACCTTCTAAGATATTTCGGCGAATCTCCTTTTTTGTTTCTTGACTGATATAGTAAGTCGCTGAATCCGCACTAAACTTATCAAAATGAGATTTGGGATAATCGGTCTGAAAGACTGTGATTCCTATAACTTCGCGATCGAAGTTCTCATGTGTCAAATTAGAGAAGATGCCCTGTAATTCAGAAATTTTACTTGAAAGATACTGGTTGAAATAAGAAAGAAGGCTGTTCTCTATTGTCTGTTGATAATTTGCTTTCTCTGTCTCAATTCTAGCTCTTTGCTCTGCTTCTTTCTTTCTCTTCTGCTCTTCTTCATATTTGAACTTAGCATACTCATTGCGCTTTGCTACAAGCTTTCCGGGGATTGTGGTAGAATCTTTAGGATCAATCTCTTTTTCCTGTGAAGTGAAGAAAGAACGCACTCTATCAAAAATCTGTGTGATAGGTTTACGACGTTCATCCATATTTTTAATAGTTACACTAACCTTTTTCAAGTAGTCAGCTGCAGCCTGGTCTATTGCTTCATTCATACCTTCTCCCTCGATTGTATCAAGGAGAGTTTGACCAGCTTCATTGCATTTCTTGACAGAGTTAGTATTCCTTCCGATGATCTCCGGAAAGGATGAAAGAATGTTTTTTACCTCATCTATTTTGATTAATTCTGTTGCCATAATTGTTTTCTTAAATTGGTTAGTAAATACTTAGAATCCTCCGTTTGCATCATCTTCAGACACTGTTACTTGTACTGGTTCCGGAGCGTCTAATTGCTTTTCTTCTCCGAAAGGAGTCTTAGGGTCATCTACCGTTTGAGCAGGTTCATTCACCTTTTCTTCATCTACAATGCCATAGTCGATAACTTCTTCATCTTCCTGCTCTGTAGCCATCATAGTATACTTTCCGGTACGGACCTTAGGATAAGCATCAAAAGCGTGCTTAATCATCTTATTTTCTAAAAAGCCGGGATCAATGCCGCCACCATTCGAATAGTACAGCTCATTAGCTTTGCCTTCTACTCGTTGTCCATCTTTGTAGTATGAGTTGTTTTTGGCTGAAAACTTAGCCAGGCGCTGGATATCGCCTTCAAGTAACCATTGATAGTCTTCAGATCCGTCACAACGCACTATGCGAATGAACGCCCCTATTACATTAGAAGATTTACGAGGTATAGCGGCTGAATAAGTAATCTTCTTCACACCATTATCGAGACTGATAGAGAATATATCTCCTTCGTAAACAATAACCGGGTTATCCGCATATCTTATTTGTCCGGCACGCATACGCATAGTCAGTTCCCCATAACCAGTAACAGAAACACTAGCTCTTTTTTCATATCTATCATATCCTCGTTCATCTTTTTGGCCTGTTTTTACCTTTCGTGGAATGAGATAACAATGAGGATGTGATGTATTATCAAGTGATAGTCCATTTACAGCCATATCTAGGAAGCAACCAAACAAGGACATCTTAGTACACTCCGCCAAGGACGGGTTTTCACGTAGAACCTTCTGAAAATTGAATACTTCCTTGTGATATATTTGTTCGCCCATCTGAGTACCCCAAATAGCGTTGTACATCTGAATAAATTTCGTCTGTACATTTTCATTTTCGACAATTTTCGTTGCTGGAAGTGCATTAAGCTCCTCCACTTTAATTTCAATAATGTTACTCATAATTGTTTAAATATTAGTTATTTATTAGTCTCCTTGATATACTCCACGGCTGTATTCTTCCATTAATAGAAGATCCTCCGCAGTAGGTTGTTTAGTTATATCCATCTTACAAGGTGCCACCTCTGTAGGAGTTGGTTCAGAGCTACATATCCTTTTCTGTTCTTCTCTTGCATCAAGCTGCTTACCAATGCTTTCCTGTAGAGCCTTTAGCATCTCTGATGATTTCGGTATGTAGGTCATACGGCTAGTTGCATTAGTTGTTTGATAATATTGTCCGGTACTTTATTATGCAGGTCCATCATTGCGCTGGCTGTTTCCAGTTCTGAACGCTTCACATAATATTTCCCTCGTTCCTTATTATTTGCCGGATAAAATTTGATCCAGGCTTTTTCGCGCCATTCAGTGATAAGGCGTTTTCCGTATATATCTTCCGCTTGGGATATTGTTACCACTTCGGGAAGTAGTCCCAGCATCGTTAGCGTTTGAACAGTCCCAATTTTAATACATCGGGCGACCATCATTTCGAAGCAATTTTCCAT